ATGACTGCACGGTTTTAAACAGGCGTCATCCTCCCCCCTGGGCCATTACGCATAACAAATGCTCTGTTTATGCGTACTTTTCATGCATCCGCGTGAATTAGTATTTTGGTTACTAGCATGTTAATACATTTTTTAGTGAACGAAATACGTAATAGTACGTTTTTATATGAGGGGGACGGTGAAAATACACAATAATTCGTAATTAATGCGTAAAGCGTTAAGTAACTAGTATAACCACTCTATGATTCCGTGATGTTGATACTCTATAGTTCTGTGGTATTAGTAAATGACTCATTAATAGATAAAGCTTTTGTAATCGGTGCCACCCTATAGTTATGTAGTGCTGGTATCTGTCATCGTATTAATAGATACTAACCATATTAGTAAATACTAGACACAATAACTTGTCTTATATAGGTACCTCATATATAACTCCTTATAGCTCTTCATATATGATGAATTACGCAATTATTTAAGCAATTATTTAAGCAATTATTTAAGCAATTATTTACGCAATTATTTAAGCAATTATTAAGCCAATTATTATAGAGGCCACCGTTGTTTAAGCAATTATCTAAGCAATTATTTAGGCAATTATTTATGGGGCACCCGTTATTTAAGCAATTATTTAAGCAATTATTATAGAGGGCACCCATTGTTAGACAATTATTATGCCAATAGCAATAGATGCCCTCTGTTGAATCATCAGATAAACATGCTAATCGTCTTCAACGACAATCCTTTTATATAGACCCAGCTCATCTAGACGTATAAAATCGTCAACAGCGGCGTTAATGTTTCGCTGATTCTCCAAATCAGTTAAATAAGTAGACGTAAACGCAACTCTAGCCAGACGCTGTTCTGTATAGTACCCATGGTCTATATCGAACTGACGCCATTGGTCATACTGGTCTATGGGATGATATGGATTGTCTATAGTCGTGAGAAGATAAGACTTCATCTAGAACACCTCCTAATCACCCATCGCCTTCTGCAGACCAGATACTGACACACCCAAGATTTCAGCAACTTCCGCCCAAGTATAGTCACTATTATTGAGCATCGTCTTGGCTTTAGCGAGTTTTGCGGGTGCTATAGCATTAGCCCTTGGCATAGCACGCTGTCGTATCTTCTTAGAATCAGCATTGGCAAAGATCTCCAAAGCTTTAGAATCCGACACAGCACCGGCTTGAATCGCTTCCCATTCCCGGTCTGATATGTCGATCTTTTCCTTACCAGCACCAACGGCATTACGCGCAGCCTCGAGATGACGAGATTTGGCCTTCTTCTTTTGGCCATCATCATATTCTGGATGGTCCGCAAACTCTACTCTAAGCGTGGAATTAGCAAGAGCCTGTGCTTTGCGCTCCAACGGGGCATTCATTTGAGCAATTTTGAGTTTCTTAGTAAGACTGGCAACTTCAGCAGAATACGTCTGCTTAGCAGACGGACTATATTCAGCCCTTGCTGTTCTACGAAGTTCGGCTCGAGCTTCATTTCCAAGAGCTTTCATGGCATTAGCATAATCGGCATAATACTTTTCCATAACAGTGCCAGAAGAAAGCGTGTATGCATCGTTTGTCTCATACATTCTAGTGCCACGATGAGTAACCGGCAAATCATACTCGCCCGTTTTGCGATTATATCGCTTTTTACCAGTAGGCTCCCAAATAATCTCGCCTTGCTCCCAACGCTTACGCTCCTCTGGAGTAAGCTTAGATACAGCTTTTTCACGCCTATCGTAATATTCAGCTCGACCTTTCGCCTGAGATATTACTGTGCTGGCGCCGCCAGGTTTGCCATTTGGGTCTTTCGGAGGTTGATATTTAGCTTTGAGCTCATCAATTCGATTATCTCTAGCGGATGCTTTATAATCGAGACCGTGTTTATACGCATCAATAACAACCATTGAATGACGAACCGCACGAGTTAACTCGGCTTCTGTTGCTCCCTGGAAAGTCATATCAGTGATGAGATTGGTGATTTTGCCCATCTCGGACTGAACGCTTCCTTTCTTCATCTTATCTTTTGGAGACAAATGATCGCCATTATATTGCTCTTTGGGATCAAAATTCTTAAGACCCTCCAACGGAGCAGAAGTCTTAAGCTTAACCATAGGTGTTCCATCCGGCCTGGTTATAGGAATCGTCATAACAGTGTCGCCATCGAAATCCGCACCAGACAGAATGCCAGCAACAGATGGATGAATGCCAATAGCGTCTCGAGCGTTACCAAAGATTTTCTTTGCGGAAGGATTGTTATTGTCAACAGTTACTCGAGCAATCTCAAAAACACCACCATGAGGATAACGAATCAAAGCAACTTCTGTGCCATCAGCAATACTAGGGCAATAGCACTTTTTAGGGTCGTTTTCAGGAATAGGCAAAAGAACCTTTTGCGATTGACCAGGCAATCGAACTGCCTTCAGATGAACCGCATCAGCATCACAACTATTGGCAAACTCCTGAAGAAGGTATCGCTTTAGAGTAGGATTGGTCAACGATTTGATTTCTTCGAACTCTGCACGAGAAACATCAGCGGTGGCCTTAAGCTGCTTTTTGGCAAGTTGAGTATACTGCTTTGATAGAAACTGAGCAGATAAGGTTTTAGACCAATTACCCCAATCGCCTTCTTCATTGACGATATTCAAAGCTCCTCGCTGACCACCAGCCTTAATCGAAGCACCAAACGGATTCGTTGGGTTCTTCGGGTCTTGCATTGGTTTGAGAACTTCTTTACCTCCTGGCTCAGAAGCAATCATCGGAGTGCCGCGATGCTTATTAGTATTGAAACGAATATCAATTCCATCAGGTAGGTCGTCAGCATAAACAGCCATTCCTTTGAGGTAATGTGTCCCATCCACACCAATACGAACCTGAGCATACTTAGCACGACCGAGGTCAAGGTCAGCAACGCCACGACGAAGCTCAATAACACCATCTTTATCTACGCCACCATCTTCTGCATAGCGCACCTGAATACGGCTGGATTTAATATTTTCTATCGGACGAAGAGGTACTTTATCGCCATTATCGTCCACGTGAATATCAACAGGCAAACGAATCTGGTCGAGATGGTTGAACACTTCGCCCTTGGTTGTTCCAGGAGGACAAAGAACCTTGATGGTTGTATTTCCTTGACCAAACACCTGACGAACAGACCCATTGACCAGCGAATATCCATCATCTTGCAGCTGCTTTACAGCCGCGTCGAGGTTGCTTCGACCGACACCAATGTACATTTCGCTATAGGCACCAACATCAATGAATCCACCGCGAGAATCGATAGATTCTTTTAGCATCTCTGCGGTGCTGTTGATTTTTCGAGACTTCAATTCAGCATCACGTTGAAGCAACTGACGAACACCAGATTGGGAACGACCAAGTTCAGCAGCGATAGCTTTATCCGACCATCCGCGCTCTTCTTTTAAAACTTTGGCGCGCCGATAATCAGCAGCATCAATCTCGGCTTTTGCTTGGGTTATCATCTTTCGATAGGTTCGAATGCTTAGTTCGCCATTAGAATCGCCGTAACCCTCATCGACAAGATAACGGACCAGGTCCTTCTCCTTGATACCGGGATGGTCTCGCTTTATCTTGGTTACTCGGTCCTTAAAGGTCTTAGCATGCTGATAAGCGTCTTCACCTGTTCCTTTACGATATCGTCCAGAACCCTGAGGGTCGTTATCAAACCGCTGCTTTGTTCCGTAATGAGCCAACCAATCGGTTTCTTCGATTATCATAGTAAACCTCAATTCTCTTCAGACAGAATAGCATCGGATTCAACAATTTTTTCGATTCGGTCACTAATCAAATCTTTTTCCGGAATATTTTCGAAAACATCATCATTTTGATAAATTCGAAGACAAATATCAATCTGAGACGGGTCCACACCATACTCAAGACAAAACAAGGCGGCATAAACCTCAAGCTGTTTAAACGATGCTGGATGAGCACCGGTTTTTAGGTCATGAATACGAAGAAGTCCGTTATTAAAATCAATCGCATCAGCAGTGCCAAAACAATTATCCGAGTAATAAAGAATTTTTTCCGGATTCAAACCAAAGCCGATGGCATCATTTACATAACGATTAAGAGTCCTACGACTATGACTAAGCTTGACGCCATACTTAATAGCATCGGCGGCAAAAGCATGAAGTTCGGTTCCTCGCTGCTTTGCTTGCATGTTTCGATAAACCGATATCAATTTGTCTCGGTCATAGTTAAGCCAATAAGGACTGGATGGAGAAAGGAAGGCATGTTTGCCCTCAAGATTCCAATGCTCGTTGAAGTTCATCGAGAACCACCTCTCTATTCTCAGGATAAACAAAAGAAGCGTACGACATGTCATTCAAACTAGAAACATAAAACTCTTGATTAGGACGACGAGAAGCCGTTTCGCTTCGTTTGCATTCAAGGGCGGCCCAATGGTCTTTGTACAATATCAATAAATCAGGAAATCCTTGAATGTAGTTGGCGTCATTCTTGAGAACGTAGCATCCTGGAAGACGGTTCTTTATCTCCGATATCAATTGGGATTGAAACTTGTTCTCTTTCATCATCACCTCAAAACAAAAGAGGAGGCACAATGTACCTCCTCCATTAAGTGACGTGTTTAATGTGCGAAATTACCCCTTGTCTTTGGTAAGTCCGGCATCAACAATACGGCACATAGTTCGTTTAATTTTTTCAGTATAGATTATGCCGTCAGGTTTCTCAAGCCCGACCTCCTCAAGCAATATCAAAACGTCAGTCGCTTCCTCCGCGAGGTCGTATTCCAAAAGTTTAAAATTTGTGTGGGGACCCATCGGATTCTCACCACGAAGTAAACGAGCATACTTCAACGATGCCTTAGCTAGCTCTGTGCATTCCTCAGCCAGATGCTCATACAGAGCTGGTTCACCAATGTAATCAATCAAATGAATCATAGAACGCCCTTTCGTTGAAAAGTTTCTTGGCATCCACTGCGCGTTTGATAGCAATATCAATCGGCGAAGATGACATTAGATGATAGTAATACAAGTCGGTGAATGGAGTATTCATACGGTCAATTCGTCCAGCAGCTTGTTGCATAATTTTGTAGCTATAGTTTTGGGAATAGAACAAGATGCTGTCGGTTTCAACACAGTTCCATCCTTCTGCTCCAGCGGTGTACTGCACAAGGAACGCCCATCGTCCGCAAGAGAGAATATCATCGTGCTTATGACCGTTCCACTCGGAGTACGGTATTCCAGCTTCACCCAACGCCTCCTTAAGCATTTCCAACTCATAATTGAAATTATAGAAAACTATACATTTTCCAGCTCGTCGAATAATATCAATTGCGGTCTTAAGCCTCTCTGGCTCGGCATTGGCGATTCGTCTGAGGCAGAGACACATAGCAGACGCATCTCTAAGGGGCTCCTTGTTGAACACGTCCCATCTGTCTCGCACGACTTTATCACTAAGTATTTTATCGTATTTGACTCTGATGTATTCATGATGCGATATGGTTGGTCGTTCGAATGGCATTTGTACAAGTATTCTGGACCTAAATCCTTCCAAGATATCGGTTCCAACATACCTTTCGACTTTTGGGTATTTGGCGAATCTACTGTAGACAACGTGCCTCCTCTCAAAAGCGGTCTTGTTTGGATAAAATCCGTTTGCTATAAACACCGAGACATAGTCCATCCACGTATCGCCTGGGGTAGCGCTAAGCAATATCCAACGATTGCTTTTACTAATCTTAATGAATGCTTTAGACCATGCCCCATAACCAACAACACGCTGCTCATCAAATATGAAGAACGCACCTTTAACATCAGAGTATTTCTTTATGTTGTTCCACGAATCAACAACAGGTTCAACGCCTGGGAAAAATCGACACTCAAGTTCCCACTCAGCAAGGTCTCTCTTATGAGCAGTGGTTATTATGTACAAAGGAATATCAATTCGCATCTCTCTTGTACGCCCATGCCCATTTATCTCAAGAGTACCCTTGCCCTCTTTCAAATAATAATACGCAAGCGCGGTTCTAGACTTGCCGGAGCCGACTACACCACAAAGGATGGAGCCGGTCTTCAGCGAGTCTATAGCGCTTAGTTGGTGGTCATACAAACTAAGCGACATCAATTCCTCCGAATATCAATTCTAGAACGGAACATCCTCTGCATACTTATAGTCAAACGCACCCTCCTGAAGCTTAATAGTAAGCTCACTAAGGTATGCACTGCAGCCATTCTCACCACGGACATTCCAGTTGTACGGATTTACAGCAATATCAACCCACTCGATGCCACGACGGTCAATATTCTGGTCATCAAGATAACCCTCATCGACCATGGTACGACGATGACCATCACTGCTGGCAATATAAATCTTAGGAGGAGTGGGGGAGTTGAAGTTGATGTTAATCTTGAAGCGAGGAAGAATGGGCGACTCAGGGTCGTTCCTATCGCGCGGCTTAAATGCGATGCAAGTCCAACCCTCATTCTTAAGCTCCTCAGCAAGCTCATCGCTAATCGCAATGGCAAAGCTACGCTTACCAGCAGGAGTGACAGAAGTAGCAGCACCCTGCATATTACGCCACCAAAGGTCGCTGCCGGGAACCTCCTCAAACTTGAGAGAACGGTTAACACGAGTCTGATTGTTGTTCATGATTGTACCTTTCTTTAGAATATCAAATTATTTAAGTCATACCCGAGCCTGCAATAACCCGAGTATGACTTACAAAACTTACAGTGTTCGACGGTCTCACTTTGACAAGGCATCATCCAAGGAATATCAAACATACTCCTTATATGGCTCGTCGCCTATGAACCATTCAAAGTCTCCATACTCACTGATGTCGGCCACGGCGTCGTCAACTTTTCGTTGATAATAGCTGGTGTCAACGTAACCTTCCAGTCCAAGTCGTCGCACGGTTTCGGACTCGAGCCATCGATATCCATCCGCATCAGTAGCGGAATAATACTTACCAGACTGCTCTCGGACAAGTCGGCCCCCTCCCACTCCATCTTTAACCGGAGTGAATTGGCCCGCCCGTCCGACAAATTGATAATTATGCTCGCCATCAGGCATCCCCTCATTCATGTCGAGATAAAACGCGGTCTTACACGTCTTGGTTTCGCACATGTCATCGAATATCAATGGCTCATGACTGAACAAACTCTTGAAGACATAAGGTTGCTGGAACTGAGCACCAGTAGCCGTCCACTCTCCAGCATGCTTACCCGTAGCATACTTGGCGATGTAAGTTGACTTATTAACCAGACACATTTTATCGTAGGTAGCTTCGTGCTCGAAATCGTACCCATACTTCTTTCCAAACTCCACCACAAAATCAATTACTTCTGGCGTTACATCCGGAATCTTAATAGAGTCCGTCTTAATATGAGCAACCGTCCAGCCATGCTCTTGAACCGCATGCTTCAAATCAATCATGAACAAAGCTCCTCGCTTAGCCACGATATTATCCACATTGCGCGGGTCCTTGAACTTGTTCGGGAACTTAGCCGAAGTCAAACCATAAACGCTATTGATTACAATCTTAAGCGAAAACGCCAACTTATCCGCAAGTTCCTCGCTGCTCAAATATCTATCCAAGTCAACATTACGGTCATTAATAACCGCCAGGTGCTCTCTAGCGGAAGAATAATCGTGATGCTTGATAGAAACCCTAGCCTGCTTAATCGCACTGAATCTTTTAGTGTATGGACCAAACAAATTCAAATTCTCTATAGACGTAGGATGCATGCTAGCAATATCCAGCAAAGCAACATTTCCATACATACCAGGCTCAGAATAAACGTATCCACCTTCTCCAGGCTCTTCCCCTCGATATGTACTCTTGCCACCTTCGAACTTGTATCCTGGAAACATCTCAGACAGGTCTGTATACACAAACTGACGCTGAGGATTCGGGTCGTTTCCAAATATAATACGAGTTGTGTGCTGGTTGGTCGTGTCATTTACAGTAAGACCACTGAGGTCTGCTAGAATTTCACGAGCAACGAAGTCAGCACGACGAGCATTAAACACGGCCTCGGTCGCAATAACATCATTGTCGCAATACTCGGCAACTTCGACCCAACGCTTCGGGTCAACCGGCTCATCCCAAGGCAAACCGAGTTCCTGGTGATGAATACCAAGCTCAATCTCGAACTTCTTCAGACTCTGCTTCTTGCTCGAGAAGTCATACACGTCTGTATAACTAAGCTTATAAGCTTCCCCGAAGAATGCGTCTCGGTCTCCATTGATTATTCGCTGAGAGAGATTGTAGAGTTGCTCAACAGAATATCCAAGATAGCATGCATAGATGATGTGGTTGTCGTATCGACGATTATTGAAGCCAATCAGCTTATACTGAAAAAGCTCCTCTATAGCATGCGCATCCGGATTAATCATGCGAATGACTGGATTACCCTCGCCAGCAAGCTTGTAATTAACCAGGAAAAGATTCGGAAACACCTCAATATCAAAGAACGCAATCAAATCCTTTGGTGAGTTAACTTTCTCAGTCTCTTCCTTTTCCTTTGACATGAACCGCATCTTGGCTACACAATCCATGCAATACTTTGCTTGATGGGTGCTATTAGCAGCAAACGCTAGTATCGCGGTATGCATATCACTGACGTCATACTCTATACCGCTATCGTACGCTTCATCCAATATCTTATAGATAAAATCTATTGACGGCTTGGTATTCGGCCAAACCTCTTTCTTGAGACTCTTAACAATCAAGTCTCTAAGAGCTTTCTCGCTCTTGATTGTGTTTTGACTAATCACCTTTCTCTCCTTTTTAGGCAGCCCACCACTTATATGCGCAACGGGAATATCATTACACAGACTCAACCTCCTTCTCAAAGAACTATTCCCGTTGAACACTTTAATCTCTATGCCTTCGGAATATACGCGACTTAGCTCAGATACATCACCGTCATAAATATAATGCAGATGTATTCCAGCTCCGCCCTTACTAAATTCCGCATAAGTCTTAGGCCACTTGTTAGCTGCTGCCAGATTTTTCTCTGCAGACTTATTTCCTTCTCGGTCCTTCAAGTCAAAATCAATAACAATATGCTCTGGCGGAACCTTTACATAATGCAGTCGACTGGTATCAATATCAGACAACTTTGTAGAAACGTTAATCCACTTACTCAGAGGAGTTTCTATGTCGCTCGCATACTGAGCAGGATAGTCCTTAGCTAGAATATCAAACAAGGACGAAGAACTGTTCATCTCTAGCCATGACTCAGTCGGAATCATTTCCTCAAACGTATCGCCAGAATTATACTCTAGCTTATCTACAAGGAATCCACTGTACGCACTACGCACGTGCTTGCCGTCAACCATCTTATCTTTACTAAAATCCTTAAAGTAGTTCTTCAACTCTTCACGGAATTGATACATGGGCATCACAAATGACAACGACGTCTCAGCGCAATACTCCTTATACATGGTATACGCTTGCTTGAGAGTAACATACTCTGCTTTAGCAAATTCGAAGTAGTTGCTGTCAACAAAGTTGAAGAACACATCGGTCTTGTATTGCATTTCTGAAGACCTATAGGAGTCATAGTAATGCTTACCAAGAGTCTGATAGACAGTGAGGCAATGCTGTGCAATAGAGCCTAACTCGAACGAAATATCATGTACGAGTTTCTGGTACCGACTCGACGGAATCTTATTACCGCTAGGATTAACATCTATGAGTCGACGAATAAGACCGGACTTAGCATCAGTAATTTTCACAGGCTTATTGGTGGCCATAAACAGAAATGCATTCATCTTGATGGAATATAAAGACTTATGCTTCTCGTTAATGGTCATTTCCTCATGAGATACGATGCTATTGAGTCGACTGTTGTCATCAATCCTACTTAAGTCGCCGTCATGCTGAATAGCAATCAACGGATTGTTCTTAAAAGCTTCGGTGCTGAACTGATTCGAAGAAGTCGCAAGAGCCTTAGCATCGAAGATGGCGTAATATCCATCAAACAATTTCTGAATAATATTCAGAACCGTAGACTTACCTGTACCAGCATCACCATAAAAGACCAGAAACTTTTGAATATCTTTTGCTTCGCCAGCAACGATAGAACCGATGGCCCATTCTATTTTACGACGTTCGGAAGGCTCGTACAATGTAGATATCAATTCATCCCAAGAGTCGCATGGACTGTCGCTAAGACTATACGGAAGCTTCTTACTCGCGTAGTCTTCTCGGGTCGTCTTCGCATCGGCAAATATCAACGTACTATCGAGTGGCTTGTAGTTGTCTGGATACCGAGATATCAATCCTTTGTAATCAGCCCATGACTTAGAACTATAATCACTAAGACTCAAAACCGCAACACGGTCTTCGGTAGTCTTTCGCAACTCGTCAGCATAAGCAAACAGCTCCGCGTCTACCAACCGAACAACATCAAACTCGTTTGTACTCCACAGTCCTTTGCCTTCATCCCATATAGCGTAGAAGTCACGACCTCGAACCATGAAATCCTTACTTTCAGATATCAAAAAGCTCGGATAGACCTCGATTGTGCCTCGTTTTGTCGACCGCCAATTGACTCGAAAAAAGTCCATAAACCCTCCTTTCTCTCGTAAAAATACCACTTTTTCACAAAAAACCTAAAATAGGGGGGGGTTCTATTACCCTATATATATATATTATTTTTAATATTTTTTAAATTAAATAAAAAATGGTAAAATGGTTATTTGGTATAAAAGCCCAGGAAATAACCCCTTTGAAGATTCTCAAAAAATGGTAACGACCCTCTCAAAAGTGGTAAAAATGGTATAAGATTATGGCTCAATATAATTCTCAAGTACGTAATCGTTCATCTGATGAATGATACTACGCTCTCTCTGGTCATGAGTTGGGTTTTTAAGAGGAAAAATAGACCCTCTTCCGTCGGAATCAAACTCTCGATTCATCCAACGCAATAGAATGAACTGAATATCTTTCTCGTCATCATCGTCAATTCGACCGAGCAGTCGTTCGTTAGTGTATCGCTTAAGCCCGAGGTTCGACACCATCTCCCAGAACCAAATAGGAACTCTGTCTGGAGACTCTTCATCAAGAAGCATGTCGTCCATAGTCCTTGCTAAAGCAACCAAGGCCTCAAGAACGCTGCACGGTTTTTCCATCAGCATAACCCAATCGGTATTGAAATATCTATTCGCTTCGCAATACTCATCACGAAGTCTTAAACCGTCGACACCACGATTGGAATCTAGTTCTAGACACCAGACGAAATCAGAATCATGAAGCCTATAGCACAGTTCGCTATACCGGTCAAGGTCTACATTCACCAATTCGCACAACCAAATGAAATAATCATCAAACTCGTCAGAACTTGAACTCATTGTACACCTCCTTATGAGGCAAAAGGACAGAGGACATGTAAAACACATCCTCTGCCCTTGGAATATAAAAGGAAATCTATCAACCGGCTACCATGTATACCGATTATTAGAACGCTGCACTCGCGCTATACGAACGTATTCCTGCTCTCGAGCAGACCGGACAAGACCCTGACCAATATCAATCAGAATTTCGCCAAGCCAACGCATGATATACTTAATCACCATACACCTCGTTATAGATGAATCGAGGATTGCAACGGTCATCGAAGCCGTCGCTAGAACTCAGCAGACGAATTCCGATGCAATAACCCTCCTGAATATCAGCCGACTCAAGCTCGTCAAACTTGTCTCGGTCAATCTCCACAAGAAGCGGGAACTGCGTATCACCCTCATCGTTCCACTCCTTGATGTACGGAACAATATCATATTCAATCTGGTCGCCAGTATTGGCATTCCATCCGTAGAACTGTCCGAGTGCACTATCTTCCATACCCCATGCCTTGAGAATATCATTCACCCAGACATGGTCCACCGCATGCGAGCTGAGTCGATAGTTAAATGCCTCGATTGCTCCCGTCAGGAATCGCTCGTTAGTGAGAAACTCCACATCCTTTCGTCCGAAGGTGTTTTGAAAGCTCTCGTTATCGACATCAAATATAAAGAAGAACGGGTCTGTCTGACTATCCGGGTCAAGAATCAGCGAGTCTTGCTGTTCCTCATCAATCGACTCAGACACGACCGCATTCTTAACGGGAATAACATCATTTCCCTGACCAAGAAGATTCTGATACATCTGGTCCATCGTGGTGAGAGCCGCCACAGCCGACGCGCGACGACGTTCAGTCAGCCAGAATGCGCTTTGCATAAGGCCTACGCCCGACATACCAACCGCGAATGCAGGACCATAGAGCTTGATGAGCTCGATAGCAGTGTCGCGATAAGTCTCGAACTTAGCCTGCTTCACATCCTTCTCAGTAAACTCATTATCGCCATTTTCGTCGCTAACGGCCTTAGCAGCCTCGATACGGGCCATCTTCTGCTTATGCCGGTCAAGTACCTCATCGACCTTCATCGTGGCGTTACAGGCCATCACAGCGCCTCCTACGGCCATTGCGCCACCAGCGACACTCATAATCTTCGGGCTATTCTTAACAATCCAGTTGCCAGCCTTACCAGCAACCTTCATAATGGGAGCGGGAATATTAATCATTAGTTATTACCTTTCTTTACAAAATCTTCAAGGAACTGCGGATTACGCTCTCGAAGAAGCGCACCAAATATCTCGGGATAGTTTTTGGCCATATGGATGAGCAGGTCATGACACACATATCGAATATCAGGATGCGCGTCTCGACCGGTCCTTAGGTCAAGTATGTGATACCACTCGCGAAGGTTAGCCGTCATGACAACTTCTGTCTTCAGGCAAGTTGGGAGAACCGCACGAGCATTCTCTGGCTTAACACCCAAATCGAGCAAATCGAAGTATGCCTTCTCTGCAGACTCGCATTGCTTTTCCCAAATATAATACTCCATAGAGCCTTCGTAGATTCGCACTGGCTTGATTACTGTAATCTCGCCACCGAACTTATCCTTCGAGTAATTGCAATAACGAGTTGACTCCTGGCTGAACGACGCGAGCCTATGACGAACAAGCTCGTGACTAACCCCTCTGTCGCAAGTGAACTTCACTGTAATTGACGAATGCTCAAGAACAGAGTGATGTCCATTCTCGAAGCACGAGGATATCAATCGCTTATCCGATTCCACTCCTCGAGATTTGCTCTTATAACAAGTACGCGCGGCCTCCGCAATGCGCCAGTAGTCGCTAACAGGAGCCTCGCTGAGAATATCAAACGTTGGATACGGCAGAATCTGCATAGTTAATTCCTCTTTAGAATCCAGGTGTTATCCTTGTTTACAGAGAATATCAACGTGCGATGGTTGCGGAGCAAGATACGAATAGAACCAGCGGCATCATTAGTACGACGACTAGTCCACTTAACAACCTGATTAACCATATCAGGAAACTCTGCACAAAACCTATCCCAAACGCGCTCTGGTGCCATGCCTACTCCTTAATAACTACCGGTGCGGGAAGCTTGATGAAATATCCACCAAACGTATTGACAATGGTTGCGGAAGACAGTGAGGTCCAACCCCAATTCTGAGCAGTGTAGTTGCTAGTCTGCCCGACGAGGTCGAAATAGTCATCCACAGAGACCTTGCCATACGTGTCGAGATAATCGACGAGCCGCTCTAGAACAGCAGCGGCATCGTCGTAATTATCAAAGATTATCTCGTTGAGATGGAAGTTTTGCCTGCTGGCTGGCCTGTTTGCTGGACGGAGCCCGCTTGTATCAGGCGTCTGGGAACGAGACTTTGCGCTGTAATCAGTGCGCTTTACATACGTCACGCCGCGCTCTCGATAGAGTGTGGAACTCGAGTTTGGAGAACTTGTCCCCAGAAAAACTCGGTCCGCACTACCGACAATGACGTCGCGAATTGTGCGCTTAATCGTAGGAACGAGAATATCCCATACGATGTAGTCGCCAACATCGCGAGCATCGTCAGCGATGAAGGTGTCTTTAAGCTTGGTAAAGAACGTCGGCTTCTTAGTAACGACGGTTCCCTTAAGCTCAACCTTTTCTATTGACTTCTTTTCCGACGTCGCGGACGGATTGGACAGAGTCGAAACCTCTCGAGTCAAGCCCGATTCCTTAACTTTCGGGATGTTTACAACCTCGGCCATTAGTCCTCCTTGAAAACGTGATACAAATCAGAAATATCATGGTAGTTGAACATATCGACGATGTAGCAATCGTCATTAATCTTATCAATACCCCAATCCTTCACGTCATCGGCAGTCCAGCCATACTTCAGAGCAATATCATACGCCTCGTAAGGAAGCTTGTCCTGTCCGGCAAGAACGAAATACAGTGGGATATCGCAATGCCCGAACTTCTCAATTTGAGCAGCTGCTAGCTCAACGGCGCCCTTAGCAGCCTTCTCGCTCTTAAACTCGAATGGGTGATACTTTCCGACGAGAGCGTGAACGAACTGGAGCTCCTCATTAGGAGTTGCGTTCTTACCTGGAATATCAATTCCATCGATGGTGGTAGCGTCGCCTTCCTCGGACTCCCAAAGACCGCCATTAACCATCTCGGTAAGAGAATCCAGAGCAGTGTCCACGCCGCTGCTAGCGAGAGAACCCGCATAGAGGCTGATGCCATAAGTTCCGAGCCAGCCGAGATACTTGAACACGCGATACTTCTTGCCAAAGAGCATCTCGAGCCACGGCATTACCGCGCTGTCGAACGCAAGGCAGCCGCCAGTGAAAGATGCGTAATGCATGATCTTACGGAACATGGTGTAGTTCTTGGAATTGGTGTCAACGCGCATGGTAAAACCTTTCTCTAGAGAAAATATAAAAAGAAAAGGAAGGCCGCGTGTGCGACCTTCCAGTCCGGTTACTCCTCCTTCTTCTCAGCTTCCTCGGTCTCAGGCTCCTCCTGGAGCTTATCAAGCTTTGCCTGAACTGCAAGATACTCCTTGGCGAGCTTCTTGGAACGCTTGCTCAGACGCTTGATCGTCACGTCCTTCATCTTAGCCTTGATGGACGGTCCAAACTTCTTGCACACGATTGCAGCGGCAACCCCGATAATGGTTGCTCCCACGCCAGCGGCAATCATCAGAACCTTTCCATCTCCGGCATCGACCTGGTCGGCAACGAACTCGTCATACGCGTTCAGCTCGTCAACAACAGCCTCGTTCATAATGCTATCCTCCATTTTAAAACCTTTCTCTTGTTTTGCTGAAGACAGGATTGTCTCCATTAAGGGCTGTGTAAAAACTACACCTCCCATGGCATGTCCCAAATCTCCTGCATAATATCAATCTGCAGGTTTTCGGCCAGGCCTGAGAGGGTTGTGAAAAGCGATGCTAGTTGACTGGCCGCCTGAGACCACTCTTGAGAATAGCTTTCCTGTATTGCTTCGTCGCGAGTGTCTAGGTTATCAAGCATCCAATCGCATACGGCTGCGTGGCGGAGAAAAGAAGTCAAACAAACCTGAGCTTGACGACCAAGTTCCGAGTTATTTCCATCGTACATAGGAAGCTCCAGCGGCATCACCAGAGCTTCCCCGCTTTTCACCTTACGAATATCATAGCTCATTAGTAAATCTCCATGAAGTTAGCTATCGGCGAATTCTTTGGCGTAAATATCAAGTACGGATTACCAGTCTTCGGGTCGATGTCACTAGTCATCTCGATTCGCATCAAACCGTTCTGATGGACGCTATATCCAATCGCGTCTGCGGAACGAGGAATGACTACGTTACCAAGATGGTCTCGCCAAAGCAGTTCGAGAAATTCCGAGTACGCGCAATACGTATCGCAATTTACGAGTTCATTAAACTCGTTTACGCACTTTCGAATCCAGTCAGGACTCGCCATGAATTTCTTACCTGTCAAATATCCTTCACAGCAAAGCACGTCGCCCTTGCCTGTTATTAGAACCTCATCGTCGTTAGCAATAATATCAACCGCCTTGTCGAGATTAACCTCGTCGTCAATCTTCTGAAGAGCCTTGGCACCCATCAGCTCTTCGATTTTGTCTCGGTGCTCTGATAGTGCAGTTTCGGCGACGGTGCAGGCAGCAGCCAATCCGGCGATTTGCTTGTGATTAATATAATTGGCGCCCACCGCCGCTCCGATTGTTGCCGCGCCAGTTACGGCTGGAAGAATATAATTCTTTCGAGACTCCCACTTCAGAACCTTCTGAGTCTCGGGGTTCGCCTTGTCATAACCATTAATCCGCAGATACTCTTCGGCCTTCTTAGTTGCCTTGTGAGTCTCGATTGCTGTGAGAACCACGCCGCATGCGGTAAATCCAGTAAGAATATCAGCCGAATGCTTGGTTAGAAACGCCTTGCTCACTTTGACCATCTTGCCAATAGGAAGCTTTTTCATCGTTTTCCTTTCTTTTGAATGATTACTAATAACGCTTGGCTTCCCTAACCAAGCGCTTAAAACCTGCCCTAGGATGCTTGTTTCCATAAGAGGACTCTAGGACCTTCCTAGCGAAAGCCATAGCAAGTCCGTGCTCCTCGGAGAATTCCTCGTCATGAGCCTTAACGACCGTTTTGGTTCCGTCATTCCAATATACGATTGTTGCGGGATTGTTGAATATAATACGAGCGATTCCAGGAACGCTTCCATTAGGATTGCGAGTAACCATAGCACCTACTACACTATCGACTCTACGAGTTGTCATTGGATTCATATCGTGATACAAATAGAATTCTGAATGAATAGTCCCGGGCGAATTCTTAGATGGGAACGTAATATCCTCACTTGTTATTTGTCCTCTATAGACAATCCACTCATCTGCTGTAAAGAAGTAAATATCAAGATTTGGATTTGCGTAAGCCACAAGACCATCATTTGTCGAATTGCCACGAGCGGCATCAATGATGAATTTATATAGCGTATCTACTTCGATGTCACTGTACGGACGAGTATAAAAATCGATAGATTGCTTTTGATAAGAATCCGGATTCAGTGCAAACGAACCAAAAGAACTGTTATTGACCCACATAGACGAGTTGTAAGAATCGACTGTGTTCCTAAGCATAATCTTATGAACGTTAATCGAAGCCATGCTAGTTCCTTTCTTTTTAGAATATAAAACAAAAAGAGAGGCCGCGTGTGCGACCTCTCCTCCGTTCGATTAGGCCTCCGTCTTTTATTGCTCATACAGCTTTGCGTACTTGTCAACCATCTTGTGTCCCCACTCCTTGTCCTTGCCGTACAGGCATGCCGTACGTATGGTTCCGTGCCAGAAACCGATAATATGGCCTGCCTTTCCAACTCCATACAGAAGTGCGCCAACAGCAGCGGCCTTGAGTAGCTTGTTCATACGAACTCCTTTCTCTTCAGACGGCCTATTCCGTCCATTAAGCACCGTGTAAAAAGAGAGGCCACGTGTTTCCACGCAGCCCCTCAAATCGACTAAGCCTCCGCTAGAACAATCATCCGCAGCTCATGCTTCAGAGCATACCTCGCGGAGCGCCGAATCTTCTTGCGGCCCTTGGTGCGCTTCTGAGTATGTCCATACCCAAAAGCGTTCCATCCATCACCACAAGAAATCCCGGCGAACCAACGCTTGCAACTCTTCATATGCATGGCGTCCACGGTAACTCCTTTCGTTTCGGTTCCGTCGCCATTAAGATCCGTGTAAAAGCTAATTCTGTTGCTTCTCCACCACCACAACAGAATACCTAATATCAACCCCAGCAAAAGCCAAGGCCTTGTTTGCCGCATTCATTGCCTTCTCGGCGTCGCTCTCGTTCTCAAACCACCCGGCAATCTTTGGGTCTCCGACAGCAAGAACATAGACGTAATCCGGAAGAATATAAATGTGCTCAGTGCTGACGTTGTTATTAGCCATGTTGGTCTCCTTCTTCGGCTTATCGACAAACTTGACGGGTGAAATATCATCTACTGGCTTGGGTTGCAAAGAAGCTTTCCACTCTTCAAACGCCTTCTTTGCGTTTTCACTGCCCTTTATGTTGAAGTGACGCTTCTTCATCTTGCCACCGCTGACAGCACACGTTCCAACATAGTGGTCAGGACCTGTGCAAGTGAGAGTGCCATTCTTCTTATCTCCGGCAATAACAACATCCATGCTTCGAACATCCTTTCCATAGAAATCGCGATAGACTTTGGATACGGTTGCTTGAGAGCATCCGATTTTCTTAGCAACCTGCCGTTGGCTAAGACCCTCGTCGATTAGCTCGATAATCCTAATCTTTTCGTCATCCGTCATTGGATATCCAATTGCCATGGAAGTCCTTTCTCTTGATTTCCAGCCTGGCAAATAAAGAGAGGCCGTGTGTACGACCTCTCTGTGGAGCTTTACAAGACGGCAATAACACCCGCCTTGATGAGCTCCGTCGCAACGGCCTTGCCGACCATTACAGCAAAGGCCTTGTACATCAGATAGGTCAGGCCGATGCACGCACCGACGTAACCTATGATGATGGCCCAATACCTAGCCTCATCGGAAAGGCCGTTCCAAACGTCACTCATCTTAGTTCCTTTCTCTTATTGCGGATCCTGCATCCGCTCCATTAAGGAGTGTGTAAAAACTACCTGAAGAATATCAACCATGCGAACAATGGGATGATTGATACTGTCGACGCAATCAAACAGAATCCCGGGAAGACAGTCCACATCGGATAGTCGCGTCGCGCAATGCGTTCGATATTACTATCCAACGACATCCACATACGAAGATATATCATCTGAACAAACGTAACAACCCATAGCATAAGAATAAGCTTAATCCAAATAGGCATAAACAATCCTTTCGAAAACAAAAGGGCCAGCGTAAAGCCAGCCCTTAAGCCTAGTGGTGCTGGTACATCTTAGTGGCTCCGAAGTTATCAGAATACCACCGCTTCACCCTCCGTACATCGTCGACGATGATGTCCTTCAGAGGTCGGCTCTGGATACCGGCCTTGGCTTCCTCCACCTTGAGAGCCTTAAAGCCCAATATCAAGCCGCCAACGATTCCGATAGTCTGTCCAACATTGACGTAGTACGAAGTGTGGCCGCTGAATCCCTTTGCCATTTCGGCTCCTTTCTATCATGCGCCAACACGTCCATTAAGTGGGGTGTAAAATATCAACCGACCCAAACCACGTTCTCGAGCTTCCATTTTCCACCTTCGGAAATGATTAGATGCATGTCGGTGTATTTCACTTCGTCATCTCCTATGTATTCGTGCGATTTTTCGCACACGGCGGTTGCTTCGGGATCGTATGAAGAATCATATTCAAAGCTCTCAATTTCCTTATCAAGCAAGCCGGATTCGGTCAGTGCTTTTACGATGTCTCGTCCCGTCATGGCAAATATCCTTTCTCTCAAAGAAAAAGGAAGGCCACGTGTGTGACCTTCCAAATCGCTTAAATGGTGCTATCGAAAATGGTTCGTACATAGCTTTCGCTGATGCCGAGCTCACGCGCAATTTCGGCGCAAGAATATCCACGCTCGCGAAGGCGATGAGCCCTCTGCCTACGTAGACGCCTCTTGGCAACGAGGTTGTTGTGCGCAGCCCTGCGCTGTTCACGAATGCTCATATGAGCCTCCTCAATCATAGCAGCACCATTACTGCCATTAAAGACCGTGTAAAATATCACACAACAATCCAGCCGTTTGAATCGTCGCTAACTGCATCCGGTGATACAGGAAGACTGTCGATACTCTCTTCATCAAACCGCACTCGTCCGGCATTACTCTTAAACTTCAACGCCGCTTTCCTAAAATCTTGGTTTATTAGCTTGAAATTGCTAGTTAGCTTGTTGCTAAATTCAGCAGAGTCTTCGCACGAATCCATGAGTTCTATAATATCATGATAGGCTTGAATCTCTCCACCAAGCCTCGCCATCTCAAAAAACTCATCGAGGGTTATTGCCATTTGTAATCATCTCCGAAAGTCGCTTAATCTCAATAAACATTCCCCAGATAAATATCATGCTCGCACCGACATATACGCCACAGAGAAACTTCTTCATTAGTCATCAGCTCCCCAACAATCCAAGTCGTCGCATTCTGATAGCCACTGGTCGAAAATATCATCTGGCATTGTGTCGGTTGTATAGCCATCCATGTCTGTATCAGCGCCAGGATTTGGCTCAGGCCAGCCATTGGAGTTCCAGTCGATAGTTCCATTCGAATAGTAAATCACGTCACCCATTGAATAGCTCCTTCATGTAATCATAGAGGTCGTGCGCAGTAAGCTTATTGGCGACCTCTGTGTTGCTCTTATAGAATGCGGTTGAGAAATTCTTCCTAAAAGCGGAGGAAAATATAACAATAACCTCGGTTCCTGCTGAAAGCTGGTTGAAATCGAACGAGCAGTATTCCTGGAATTCTTCGAACGTCATGTTAATCCCTTCTTTTAGGTATAATTGCCCATTATTAATTTTTTAAGGGCTTAAAACGCCTTAGAACAAGCCGTTTACCTGCGGTTTTCCTAGGGGTTATTATATCGAGCGCTTTTAACAATATCAAGGTATTTTTCGCCAAGACCGTACGTCCTATCGAGAATATCGTCTCTATAGATACGAGGGTCGTTGATAGAATTGATTCCGGCGCGTTTCAGTCTTATTACTATGTTGCCCATATCTCGTTCTGGTATGCCGTTTTTGTTACAATAGGACTCCAGACGCTTCCAATTCTTAGAAACATCGGCGTTAAACTGACGCTTCTCCAATCCACGATGATATATTTGGCGAGCGCGTTCTGTGCCTATACCAAATTCCTCTCCAATTACGCGAAAACTGGTGCCCAATTGTCTGAGATGAATAATTTCTATCTCTCGTTCTGTTAGTTGCATAAAATATCCTTTCTCTAAAACGCAAAGGACCTGCTATTTTTAGCAAATCCTCTGCGCCGTCGGCGACTTAGCTCAGAATATCATGAATCGTATCTCTGAGTAGCCAAATCGGTAGACAGATAATCGCGATCACACCTGCCAGGCCGAACCAGTTCTTCTCTTTCATACATCCTCCTTCGATAGTCTGAAGCGTTATCGCTCCATTAAGGACGGTGTAAAAGTTACTTCTCTGCACTGTTCCAAGACTTGAGGTAAATATCATCCATTTCGGTCCACTTTCCGGTATCTTCCGGATTCACAGCCGCTTGGTACTTAGAAATATCATCGACCATGTACTGCCACTTCTTGCGAATCGAGGCCTCCTTCGTTATAAGCTCGTGAGTAATCCTATCGAGTTCCTTGCTATACTCGAGAAGCTCTTGCTTCTTTTGGTCAAGAAACGCGTTGCGCCAATAAAGATAGGAAAGTCGACCCATATAGAACACGGAAGCATAAGAGAGAACCTTGACAATCTTATCGAACATATGCATTACCTCCAGAAAGCTTAATGAGTGTATCTTTTTCGGCATATCGCTGGTCATATACGTGCATAATATCCAGAACTTGGTTTACGGTTGGGTTTGTAATTTCAATGTCGATTTCACTGCCATTCGTCGCATATGCATGAACCTTCAAAACTTCCTTTCCTGCGTCCCAAGAATATCTATCCATAAAATACTCGTCTTCCATATGTACCTCCTAAAAATAAAAAGAAAGAACGGGATTCGAACCCGTATCTCCGATGCATTTGTTGCTCCGGCGTTTTACCATTAAACCACTCTCTCCATTAAATGGTGTGTAAAATGTGTGTTATAAAGCAAAGAGAAAGAACAGGATTCGAACCTGTATCTCCGATTGCTCGACGTTTTACCATTAAACCACTCTCTCCATTAAACGACGTGTAAAAAAAAAAGGACATGTAAGATTTCTCCTACACATCCTTTTTCGGTGGTGCTAGTAGGTTAGCTACGACGCCTCAACCAGAGATTCGCAGTCTTTGACTTAAGGATGTCGAACTTCTCGAAATTGAGCGTCAACAAACAGAGCCCAATCGTCACTCCGTTCGTCAACCACGTCTTGGCGTCGATAGCATGCTCTGCGCGAACCTTCTCGCGTTCAAGCTGATGCGTATCGAGTTCCAAGTACCGGTCGACGAGCGCCTGACGCTTCTCTGCATCCTGTTCGTTTGCCCACAATTCGGCAAGCTCGGCCTTTTCCTTCTCGATGGGATCCGTAACCTCACGATTCCAAGGCAACTTCATAGTTTATCCTTTCTCTAGTTGCCACCATCCATTAAGACACGTGTAAAATCTCCTGCGCAACAAACAGATGGTTGTTGTTGTCTCGCCAACGATCTTCTCCGGCCTGAGTGAGACCACGTCCTTTTAGCACGTTACAAATATCAATGTACCGTGTCTTTAGAGTCTTGAGACGACTTAACATTTCTATGAGGTCATCCTCTTTATGGTACTGACTAGAGATGGACTGGCGAAAATATCCAGTCTCTTTCGAGTTAAACTCAAAACGAAGTTTATTATACTGCGCTCGAATATCACTAGCCAGTACCATTAGGTTTTCCGAGTCAATCGTCTCAATGTATGACATGGTCTACTCCTTCATGTGTGCAGGACGCTCGACCTTAAGCAGAACTAAATCCTTCTCGGCAAGCTTCTCGGGATAGTCATCAATAGCGATGCTGTAAATATCACGCTCAGGGTCGCTACTATCAACAATCAGCTTTCCATCACCCTCATAATGGTCGGAGCTCGTCTTTAGCAGAGCACCAAGAAAAGCATCAATAGCAGTAATAGTGCCAACAATTTGCTCGCCATAAGGAAAGCCCCAAATACGACTAAGAGCAAAATAGAGAGTACCAACAGCAGGCAAAACAATCTGAGCCACCCACTTCAGAATATCATAGTTCTTATTCGACAAAGGCATGTAAATCATCCTCACCTTCATAGAGACAATGGATTCCATACGCCTCAGCAATTAGATGCTCGGCGACACAACCTCGCGCGGTCCTCCAGTCGTTAGCAAATATAACAACATCGGCACGACCGAGAATCTGTATAGATCTTCCTAGATACCATAGCTGGTTGTCTTTCTCAGCCTCGTCAACCACATCGGTCGTCTTAAGAAGCTTCCATTCCGGCAAAGCAACTCGCTCGAAAATATCTTTTTGACGCTTCTCTATATCCTCTATAGACAACCCGCGCATAGGCAAACTAACAAAAACGTTAAAATCCAAAGTACCTCCTCTCAAAAAGAAAACCCTAAGGGCCTGTATTTTGTCTCTACAGGCCCCGCCGGGCTTAGAAGGCAGCCAACTCCTTTCTAACCGCCTTCAACTCCATTTCTAGATTATAAAGCCTCTCCTCCAGTCGGTCGGACTGGCCCGACCAGACAATATACTCAATCTGGTCAACCAGGTCCTTCTCCTTGGTCTTGAGGTTCTCATAGCTCTTAACGGAATTGAACATCTTGTCCTCCTTAGGACGTTGCTTTACCTCCATTAAGAACCGTGTAAAATATAACAACCTCTAGTTTTCGAGGTCGTCAAACTCCTCCTCGGTCTCCTCGTCAGCCTCAGATTCCTCCTCGACATCCTCGCCCTCAGGCTCAAGAATCTCGCTAAATCCGTCAATACTAGCCTGCAACTCTTCTCGAGTGGCCTCGTATTGAGTCAGAGAATCATTAAGAGCTTCCAGTTGAGCATCAATATCGGCGGCCTGGGTTTCTAAGGTCTCGATTTGAGCTTCGGTACTAGCGATTTCAGTATTGATGCTATCAAGAGCTGCCTGCAACTGCTCAACAACTTCGTCCATCAAATCTCCTTAATCTCGAGCTCCTCAACACGCTTGATGTATCCGTTTATAAAGCCGTTGTTTGGATTAATTACGGTATACTTGTTATGCATGTCGAGCAGAGAATCGAGTTCTTCCGACGTAACCCAACCTCGCGTAAGGTATTTCTCGCAATAATGAAGAATGGTGGTTCGCATGGTAGCCTGTGTGGCGTCCTGAATGCCGTCCATCTTCTTGTCCATATTTTTGCGCCAGGCTTTGCTTTCGTCGCGATACGCCTTTAAAGAATCAAGGACGAGTTTCACAGCCCACCCCACAATTCCAGTCAGCGCAGTTTGAAATATCAATCCTAATGGTACATTAACAATCATACTTAAGCAACCCTCTTAATCTTCAGAAGAGGCTGCTCAACTACGATATTCGTTTCGCCGTTATTCACAATAGTAAGCGTCTCAGGACCACAGCAGCACGTACGCACTCCAGTCTCGCACGCTACGGTATTTACATCGCCGACGGCATTAGTAGTCGACACCATAGTCGTCTCCGTCATGGGCGAACCATTCAGGAAGATAGTAAACTGTGCCGGAGTAGCTGCTGTCGTCGAGCCAATATTCGCCTTAAAGAAAACCTCATAAATTGCCTGCTGCATACGAAGAGTCACAGCACCAGAACCGATGCGATGGCACTCCGCACAACCAGTATGCAGGATTTCAGTGTTGAACGTAAGCGACTGACCGGGAGCGAGTTCCTGGCTAGCGTTGTTGGTAAGAATAATCACTTTTGTCAACTCCTAAATATAAAAATTATTGAACTTTGTATTCGATACCGAGTTAAATGGTGCGTAAAAAGAAAGGAACAAAACCCAAAGAGCGTGTGCTCTCTGGGTCAGGACGACTTCTAGTCGCATGCCAGCCACGTGAAGAATATCGCGGGAAGCAGCGTCAAGACGTACAATCCAATTTCTATGCGCCAATCCAGCCCTTCATACACTCGTATGTCGGGCAGGTACCACGCACATTCTATGAATGACATCCAGTACGCTCCGCTAATCCCCGCGGAAATCTTCTTCTTCGTTTCGATTGACATCGTTACTCCTTTCAATAGTCCCATTAAAAGGAGTGTAAAATATAAAACCCAAAGAGCGTGTGCTCTCTGGGCTTGTGGGTTACGGTTTTGCTCTGTAGATAACCTCCGTCCCGTGAATTACCACGACGTTCCATCCATTTTTCTTGGCGTAGACAGCCGCTGCGATAACCGCATCGTAGTAGTTGTCTTCGACCGTGATCTTGTAGAAATCGTCGAGATAGTCACGACAAACGTAATACTTATCCATTTTAACTCGTTGCTCGAACCTCCGTAATTTCAACTTGCATTTCAAAATCACCCCCTGGGGAATTTTTGGATTTCGAAAACGAAAGTAAAAAGAAAGAAGCCGTGTAAGAATATCAATCCCTACACGGCTCCCTTCCTAGAAGTCGTTCTCCTTGTACTGCTGGACAAGAGAACGAATCCTTGCTATTGCCAGGCGCAACTCGCGCTGCTCAGCATCAATCGCATTGAAGCGGCCGTCAAGCTCTGTGATACTCTCCAACATCTCGTCCTCAAGACGATTTCGCTGGGAGCGAATCCTAAACTTCACGTCCTCCAACTCATTGACCCTGTCCGCAAGCCGACCGAGCTCCTGCATTAGCATGGTTTCCATTTCTTCTCCTCTCAACGGAGTTTACCTTCCATTAAGAGGAGTGTAAAAAAGACTAAGGCCGTGCAAGATTTCTCTCACACGGCCCAAGCCTTAGTCAAACATGTCCAGCCCACCGCCATCGGCGACGAACGTCTTGAGGGCCAAGTTGTCGACGAGGAGGGCGAACCTCTCGTCCGTCGACTCGCGAAGCTTATCCTCCTCCGCGCTGATGCTCTGCTCAAGGACCTCGATCTTGGTCTTGTAGTCAGCAATCCGCTCGCGGATGTACTTCGCCTCGCTGCGAAGGAGCTTGATGCTCTCGTTGTTCTCCTCAATCTTCTTCTTGGCTGCCTCGATGCTGTTCATTTTACCTCCTTATGGTAGACAGCATGCCTTCCATTAAGGAGAGTGTAAAATATAATTTTAGGCGGCCATGCCACAGCAACCGTAGTTCTGACCGCAGTTGCAGAACGGGTTGTAGCCAGCATTATAAGCGGTGCTCATCGGGTAGCGCACGACACCGGCCATAGCATTCTGCATCTCGAGCTTGGCGATACGACGGTCCTGCTCAGCCATGTAGCGCTGATCGGCCTGCGCACGAGTTGCGGCGCCCTCCTCGCGAATGGCCTGTATGAGTGCGTTGTTCTGCATCGCGGACTCGTAACGCTGGTTTGCGGCCGTCTCGGAGATGAGCATCTTGGTCTCGCAGCAGCACTGGGACTGCTGGGCCATGGCGGCCTGCTGAGTCATAGCGACACCAGCAATATCACGCTGGAGCTCGTTATACTTGTCGTTCACCTGGCCAGTGAGGTACTGAGTATTCTGGTTATTGTTCTGCATCTCCTGCAGAGCATTACCAGACACAGCAGCCAGAATATCACGCTGGTTAGCCATGGAATTCTGATTGTCGAAGCCGCGCTGAACCTCGTTAGAAGTGGCAAGGTTCTCGTAGCCGATAGCATTCTGGAAGCCGTTATTTCCCCAGTTGCCGCCCCACATCATCATAGCGAAGAACACAAGAACGATCCACCAGCAACCGCCACCCCATCCGTCGCCGTAACCATTTCCGTAATTCATAGCACCCCTCATAACCGCAGCAGTATCAGCAGGACCCATTCCGCCACCACCTAAGACACCATTTTCGCCCACGATTAGCTCCCTTCTAGAAGCCGAACATTCGTTTTACTTGATTAACATCAATGTTTTGAAGCTGATTATAATCGTATCCTAGATTCTGGCAAGCTTGCACGGGATCCTGTCCTCGAAGAGAATCAGCAAGTTGTCTGAACTGCGGATTACGTTGATAAAGCATATTAAATATCATCCGTTGCATCGGACTATCGGGTCCTGCCTGCATTTGCGGATTGGGTTGCCCCATTGGACCTTGCCCCATTGGGGTCTGCCTGCGAAGAGGACTGGGCATTAGGCAGCATCTCCTTTAGCATTTGCTCAAGTTCAGTTCGAGTAATATAATCACCCTGCTGACCTAAGCCACCGCCCATAGGCATCATGTTCTGCTTCATAAGAGGCGACAGATGCTGGGGCATTTCCTCCGAGCACTCTTCAAACTGATAGACATGAATATCATTGACAGAACCCTGAGGACCAAAGCCAACGATATACATAATGGGCTTGTCCTCATCGAACACAGCCTTACGGGAATTAGGAGCGCCCTGAAGATTCTTAGCACCCTCAATACCCATTACAAAGCATAGGTCGTTGTACGGATCGTTTTCCATGCCTTGAGGATATCCATGCATCCCAGCTTGTGGATACCCAGCATTTGCCTGAGAATATCCGTTCATCTGGCCGAGGTTTCCCTGAGGGTAACCGTAATTCATAGGACGCATGTTACCCTGAGGCCAACCGGACGGATTGTACGTCGTAGGACTATACATGCCGTTAAGTCCTTGACCAGGCTGATTGTAATTCATAGGAGGCACTTCTTCATCACCTTCTTCACTTTCTTCGTCAGCTGGAGGTCGGAGAATATAATCCCATTCCTTATTGAACGTAGTAACAGGGTGCCGTTCAATCTCTCGACCAGTCTGGTCTCCTGCTTCACCGACATACCCGCCAGTTTCGCTCCCGGTTGCCCCGACGCTCTCTCCGTTGCCGACATAAACTTCGGCGTGCAGAGCAAGGTTTAGGAGAATATCTCCGACCTCCAAATCGCTGATTCCAACGTTAGCAAAAGGAAGAATCTGAAAGCCGGCTTTCTCAAAGTCTTTTAGCATAGTTCCTGTGAACCTCACTTTGTCACTACCAGATCCAACTGGATAACCGGCTTCGTTAGCTAGAGCATATAGCAGAGACGAGCAGTCATAGTCTGGTCCCCATCTGCCCGAGGGAGGCTTCTGAGAATATCCATGACTGTCGTCTTCTGCGTAGTTTAAAGCTAGGTCGACGAACACCTCGCGTCGACTCTTAGCAGGCGGAGGGCGTACCGTCTTGCTCATCTTTACTCCTCGCTTACATCAGGGAACTCCCTGACGCACATACCGCCCTTATCGTTTACCAAATATTGGACTTGGGTATCCGGGTCAATCATGACGTAATATCTAGTCTCTTCACCCTTATAGTCGTATGTGATGGTTAAGGAATCGTGCGTAATTTTTCGATACGCCGGTTCGGAAGTCTCTTCCGAAAAATAACATGCGGTAACAGCTGTAGCAATCCAAGCCGCAAACATTATGAATAATATAATGAGGACCGATAAGTACGTCTTGCGATGCTGCTCGATTTCTCGATTTGTACGACGCTTTCGATTCCTTTGCCGCCTTCTCTCCTGCGGCGTTCCATCATACATTGGAACCAAGTCCTTTCTCTAAATATCAGTGTTCATAACACCGGCTGTCGACTAACGTGCCGTCGCTGGCAAGTAGTGCCGCGGCATGTTGCGGAATTGAACTTATCGCTGCGGATGCTAATACGCTATGATACTTACTTTCAGCCTCAGAACGCGTCTCATGGGCGGTTACAAGGTTACCCACAGTACCGTCGGCGGCAGTTTGTATCTCGATGACGATGTATTTCATTTGTCCCTCCTTATGACGCGCTGAGCATGAGCCATGTAGTCGAGAACGTCAGCCACCTGCTTGTGGTCATTGCCGCCTGTGTGCCTGAGCCGTTTCGGTACCGCGAGGCCGTGACGTTGCCGGACGGACTGACGCCCAGAAGCCAGATGTCCTGATTGCTGCCTTGGCACAGTACGTTGACGCTCTCAAGCGGCCTGTATGCGGCTGGGATGGTGCCGATGGTTAGCGAGCCGCCAGCAGCTACCTCCGTGCTCGGCTTGACGGCGCCGACGAGATGGCACACGCAGCCCCACCGTATGACGCGCGGTGTCTGTGCTGTGTTGTAGGCGAGACAGTTGCTACCCAGCGATAACGCCGCGCTCACTGGCTCATACTCGATGTAGTGCCATGAATCCCATGCGCTAGTGTCCGGGTCGTAGTGGCGGCGTCTGAGGTTGCCGCTGGGCATAAGTGTCATGCCGGCGCGCGATGGCATCGCACTAGATGAATAGCCACCGTCAGTGGCCTCGAAGAGAAGATAGCCACCGGACTGGTTGATGCGGGCCATGTAATCCTTGCTGTCCGCATGGTCTATGTTGTGCAGGTCGATGATCGGCCCAGTCTCGATTTGGTTGTAGGCAAACATCTTGCCATGAGAGATAACCCTCTCCCCTTCTAGGTCACCAGCGGCATTCACATTGCCGTCCCAGTCAACGGCGAAGGCATTAGAGCGATCATAGATAGTTGTGCCGTTGCCTATCTCGAATGCGTTGGTGCTCTGATTGTCGTTATATTTACCGATTGCGGTCTGGTTATCATAAGCGGCTATCGTCGCCTCGTTCTGCGCGTGCGCCTGAGCACCACTTGCTCTAGACCACAGTCCTTCAGCGTGACCGTTCAAACCACTCGCAGTTGTTTCGTAACCTTCAGAGTGTGCATTCGGACCGCTGGCCGTTGTATTATAACCCTCGGCATGTGCGTGGAGAGCGTTAGTAGTACAGTGCATACCCTCAGCATGAGAATAACTTGCTGCACTAGTTGCGATTGACTGGTATCCCTCAACATGACTAACTAAACCGTGCGCCTCGGTAAGGTGGCCCTCCGCGTGTGACATACTGCCAGCTGCAGTAGTTGATAGCCCTTCAGAATGAGCGATACCACCACTTGCTGTAGACCACTGTCCTTCGGCGTGAGAGTAGTTCCCACTTGCAGTCGTGCCATAGCCCTCGGCATACGAGCTGTATCCAGACGCCTCCACATCTTCGCCAGCGGCAAACGACTTTACGCCGACTGTGCCAGAACGTGAGCCGAATGTGAGCGCCACTGTGCCACTCATCTCGTAATCCACGGCATATACGACCGTCACAGGCTTTGTTGTATCAATTGACCTACTCTGATAGCTCTGATAGAATGACTCAGACCTTGTTGCAGTCGAATCGCTAATGGTCCACTCTGGCCAGCCTTGGCTTATGATGTCGATGCTGTCCCCGTAGGTGTTGGTGAATGTTTCTTTATAGACCTGTAGCGAGGTAAACCCCTCTTGCTTCGTGGTGTATGATGGCGCTCCAGTGGCAATGTACTCCACAGTGTCATACGTTCGGTAGCGTTTCGACCGGTCACGCATGTCGGACACATGGAAATATGAGTTTCCGTCCGTGTCTATGAGCCGTAAGCTATGGTAGTCCATCTCTATGTGACTCTCGGCGGTTTTACCAATTCGAGCACCACTTCCACCAAATTGACCAACACTAGTCCCGCTAACAAAGAATTCGGTCTCGGTCGCGGTCTGATGCTGATAGGTCGTAGCAGTCGACGGGTTAGCATTGGCTATGCGAATGCCAGTCGAATCAGCGGAAATATAATTGGTTGCGTACTTCTTAGCATCATTGGCTTTAGTAGTAGCATCGGCGGCTGCGGTGCTTATTGCATTCGATTGGGCGGCATTAGCTTTAGTAGTAGCATCAGCTGCGGCCGTGGACACCGCATTACTCTCAGCCGTACTAGCGTATCCCTGTGCCTGTATTTGAGTAGCAAAATTCGAATCGTTAGTCAAATCACTAACCTTCGTCGGAATATCACTTGAATCGGCCTTACTATCAAGAGCAGTCTGCAACCCAGTCACCTGACTTGGACCGATGGTAAGCTGCGATGCATTAACACGAGCAGCATCGATCTGACCAGCACTAAGACTGTTTATCGCACTAATCACATTAGCCGAAATTCGAGCTGCCGAAATATCACCAGAGGTAATCTTATCGGCATTTAAATTCGGAATGTTGGCGGTGTCGAATGTACCGCTGCTCGCATTAACCGCATTCGCGTTGACAGTTCCGGTGATAATAGTTCCACCATCAATAACCGTTATGGTGTTGTCACGAAGAACTGAAGTATACCCAACAGTTCCACTAGCCATCTCATACTGCTCACAGGTATAAATATACTTGTAAGTATTGGTGATAGCGACGTGCATCTTAGTCCAAGCCGCATTCCCATCGTCGGATTTGGTAACCCAATTAGATGATGCAGTTCCGGGTGTAGCCGGAGCTGTCGAACTATTCGAACGATACCAAATTCGTTGCGTTCGCTTTACCGTATCAGATTTGTCAGCTTTACCAGCGATGCCGCTAGTGATGGCCGATGATACATCAGACGCGGTTTGGTAACCCTTACCATCAACGTAAGACTTGGCGCTGTTTAAAGCCGAAGATGCCGAACCCTTCGAATCGTATGCAGCGTCAGACTCGGCGGTGGTACTGTAGTCCTCGAGTTTCTCATCAGTAGCATCATTTGCCGCAGAAATTGCCTCAGATTTGGCTGTGGCTATCTGGGTGGTGGTGCCGTATCCGCTATCATTGTTGAATGCGGAAATATCAGTCGGAATAGCAGCTATGGCATTGCTTTCGGCTGTAGATGCATATCCCTGAGCCTGAGTGGTTGTGGCATATCCCTTGGACGTGATTGTGCTATTCACCTGAGTGGCCGTCTGAAAACCGCTGTCGTTGTTAAACGCAGAAATATCAGTAGGAATAGCGGCGATAGCATTACTTTCGGCAGTAGATGCATATCCCTGAGCCTGAGTGGTTGTGGCGTAGTTAGCATCGTTTGTCAGATCCGACACCTTCGTGGGCACGTCTGCACTTGTGATATAACCGGAGTCGTTGTTCAGCTCAGAAATATCACTGGGGATAGCGGCCTTCGCGTTCGCCTCTGCTGCATTCGCCTTAGAAGTAGCATCGGTTGCTGCTGCACTGATGGCCTCAGACTTCGCAGTGCTTGCATAGCCTTGAGCCTGAGTCGTAGTGGCGTAGCCCTTTGACGTAATTGTGCTATTCACCTGAGTGGCCGTCTGAAAACCTCTATCATTGTTAAATGCGGAAATATCAGTCGGAATAGCTGCTATAGCTTCTGACTTAGCAGTCGCGGCGCTACCAGATGCATCATATGACGAATCAAGAGACTCCTGACTAAGTCGACCAGAAGTAAATATCGTAGCACCAGCGATGTTGACCTTGCTCGCATTAATCGTGATCGATTCGGCAGACTGATTAATCGTAGATATAATAGAATCTTTGTCGGTCTTCTTAGCAACTTCGGTGCTGATGCCATCCGTGGTGACCTTGATGGCAGCCTTGGCGCTGGTTATCTCCGAATCAGTGTAATCGTTTGCATCATCGATGCCGTCGGCGAGCTCTGTCTTCGTGGCATAGGTCTCGGATACCGAAGCTGTAATCTCTCCAGCCTTTGCGTTGATAGCTGTATTTCGATTTGTAACCTCAGTCGAGATTGCGTCGCTCAAACTCGTTTTGGTCGCATAAGTCTCTGCCACAGATGCGCTAATACCGCTCTCGGTCTGAGTCAGCTCAGTCTTTGTCGCATACGTGGTAGACACTGTGGTCTTATATGTGTCAAGATTCGACTGGGCTGTATTAGCCGTTGCCAAAGCTCCCTCGGACACTGGCCCGAATCCATTTGGCCCGTAGTAATATAAAGTTTTATCGCTACGGAAATACATCTGATAAGCACTATACAGCACACCGAGAGGTATGTAATACTTACCATTTTGACTGGTTGGAGCAAGCGAGAATACGGCGTCGTCGATAGTAAACGTTCGACCGTTCAACGTACCGACAAGGTATACGGTGTTGTATGCCGTGAGTGAAATGCCAGACTTATTATTGCGAAGCGTACAGCTAGGATATGCTAAGTATGCGGTTGTTGCGGTTTTATCAGCAGCAATAGCACCTGTAGACCATAGAATGGGATAGGAAATGTCAAACGACACTCCAGGAAGAGCATGCTTATAGCCGTCATTGGTACCCACGATAACTCGACTAGAGGAGATTGCCGTGTCTGCTTTGATCGCATTAGAAGAACGAACTCTATCGTACGTATCTGTGTTTACGGTACCACGAACATACCAACGACCATCCGTATAGACTAGAGGAATGGCCGAATTAGCACCAATCTGTGTCGTCAGAGTAGTGTTCGCATATCGATAAATCGGAACCTCACCTGTTGTTGTTCCGTTCTTGAGAGTAAGGTTGAGAGAAGCCGCACCACTACCAGCAAAAGGAAGATAGTAAGTGATGGTCTGTCCCTCAACAAGACTCTCTAGCATCGGAGCATCGCCTGTCCAGTCGCCTGTTGCGGCAGTCTGGGTGCCAACGATAAACGGGTCAGATGCGTCAACCGAGGCCTTTGTTGCATACGTACTCGCAACCGTGGTCTTAAATCCGTTAACATCCTGCTGTAAAGAGCTGAGATTGCTGGAAATCGTTTCGACTGTGGAACCGTCTGCTTTGGTAGCTACAGTCGACTGAAGTTCGCTAACGCTTGTGTTAATGCCCGAAATATCTTGCTCGTTCTTACTAACGCGATTTGTCAGAGCTGTGACGGTCGAACCATCAGCCTTATTAGAAATTGCTGTGGTGTGCTGACTGATGGTCTGGGTATGACCGTCGACAGTATCCTCAAGAGAGTTGAATGTCGTTACATCCACCTTATCAAGGAGGGCATCGTCAACCCCATCAGCACGAGTCTCAAGACTGGTGGTACGAGTGATTAACGAACCCGTGTCGGTCTTGAGTTGCGAAATATCACTGTCGAAAGTTGTGATTTTACCCTCGGCGGTTGTGAGTCGTTGGAGCGCAGCCGTGACGTCGCTATCCTTGATTAGCTGCCACGAATATGTATTGCCAGACTTCGTAAATCGGTAGTTGTATCCGTTTTGCTGACTCTGAGAGTTCACGACAAAATATACGTCGCCGACATGAGTGTCTTTTACAGAATCGGTTTGCCAATTAACCGCCGGGGTATTTTGCAAAGTTGGAATATCAGTCCCGGTCCAAGTTTCGATAGCTCCGTCAATCTGAGTTTGGAGGTTATCTACAATATTGTCAACCTCAGTCTCCGTGTAAACGTTCTCACTCAATTTATCAAGAGAGAGCGAGCCTGTTCCGATACGCTGTCCATTGATAGTACCGGTAGTAATGTTATCGGCATTGAGATTCGTAACGGTAATGTTGGAGGCGTCGATTGTTCCGGCAGTTAACTTATTTGCACTAACCGAGTTAATCATCGCATTTGTGATTGAGCCATCCTTAATGGTACCATTCTCAATCCACGCTACGTCTGAGTTGGAAATATCAGTCTTCATGTAATTAGCTTCAATCACAGCAGACGTGATGTAATCCGACTCGAGTAGCGAAATATCAGCCTTAGTCGACGTGAGGGTGGTAATGTTGCCCTCAGCCGCAGTAAGACGACCCTTGACGTTAGTGTTGTCAGTCTCGAGTGTACCAATACGAGCATTAGATGCATCTAAGTCGTCAGTAGACACATGGTCTGCCTCTAGGTCACCAATACGAGCCGTAGCGGCGTTAAGGTCTGAAATATCAGCCTTGGTCGACGTGAGGGTGGTAATGTTACCCTCAGCCGCAGTAAGACGACCCTTGACGTTAGTGTTGTCAGTCTCGAGTGTGCCAATACGAGCATTAGAGGCATCTAAGTCGTCAGTAGACACATGGTCCGCCTCTAAGTCGCCAATACGAGCCGTAGCGGCGTTAAGGTCTGAAATATCAGCCTTAGTCGACGTGAGGGTGGTAATGTTGCCCTCAGCCGCAGTAAGACGACCCTTGACGTTAGTGTTGTCAGTCTCGAGTGTTTGGACTCGCGCATTGGTTGCGTTGAGGTTTTCGATAGTAGCGCTCGTAGTTTCAAGAGTGCCGATTCGAGCCTCCGCAGCCTCAAAGTCATCTACAGACACGTGGTCTGCCTCTAGGTCACCAATACGAGCCTCTGCGGCCTCAAGCTGTTGAGTCTTAATATAATCAGCCTCAATCTCCGAAACACGAACGCAAATTCGGTCAACAGAACCAACCGAGCCGATTGCGAGAGGAGACATAGAGTGGCCATCTTCTCCAGAAAGAACGACCGTAGCTATGTCGCCATCCTCGAGACCGCCGAGCGTATCAATCTCGACGTACTGCTCGTCTTCTTCTGAAAACATCAATCCATCAATCGAGACAAGCGTCTTTCCGTCTTCGGAAGTACCACTAACCTCTCCAGTAATTACGTGTAAGTTGGTCGGCGCCGAGGCTTGGTCGTCCTCGGTTGACACGACACCTGCTAAATATGCAGCAGCCTCATTTGGCGTCATTATACCTCTTTCATCGTAAGTTGCTGAGTAAAGTCTTTAAGATTCGTAGTCACATTTGTTATGTGAACTTTACGCCCCTTAAAGTTGTTTGTTGCATAATCTCCTGGGGTGACCAAATACACAACGTCTCCTGCGTGGTAATTCGCAAAGACTGTCTCGCCACCCCATTCGATTCCTTTGTTTTGCACGCGTTCCCAGTTCTTCCGAGCGGCAGCATCCAGTTCCGATTTTGACGGATTATCACTAGCGCCACTATATGAATCACTTCGAGAACGCAAATAGCCCCTAACAGCAATGGATGTCGCATGAGTGCTCGGTGCATCATACGAACCCACCACAACTTGCTGTGTGGTTTTACCATTTGCTGTCCTGGATACATTTGCCGTAACTATGGCCCGACCCGGCGCCTCCCACTCAGCAGAAGAACGACTGAGTGGGTAAAGCGCCAAGCCGTCTGGGTCATTAAAGTCTATAGTTCGGCTAGGTGTTTGGGCCGAAGGAGCTGTGTATTTCTCGAGAATCACACGCCCATGGCCATCAACATCCATCCTACTGTACCCAGAGGATATCTCGAATAAAACCGTACTAAGACTAGTTCCTGCTTCATAAACAGCATTTGAGTTAAACGAGTGATCTCGGGCATTTGTGGCGGAATACTGCATTCGAGTAAGCGTGCGCATAAGAGTGGTCCAAATGTTAACCATCTTAGCACCTTTGCCGATGAGAATTGGCGACTTAATCTTATGCTCTAGAAGGCCCCACATGGTTCCTTCTATTGTGTAATCTCGCTGAATATACCCGTTTTGATCCGTTTCTGAAATATCAGACACGTATCCGGTCATTAACTCTTCATGCCATCCACGATCAGGAATGGTCAGGATGATTCGAAGACGAGCGTTCTTAACATATCCGTCTGTTTCATCATCCTTAACGATAGTGGTTACCTTACCCTGGACTCGACTATCCGAATTGTAGTTTTCGGTAATACTAAGACCGTCCAACTTGACACCGGATAAGGATCCATAGGTGTTATCTACGTTAGTCGGGCTAACGACGTTAACCCCAACCAGATACGAATATCCGGTGTCAGTCCAATCCATTTAGTCCTCCAAAGCTCGTTGAGTAACCTGGACATCGGAGTAATACATATTGTTCTTAGAAACATCGACCGACTCGACGCCAACTTGATACCAGTCGCCATATGGAGTTCGGTAGATTGGGTGAATACCCTTACCAGCAAGTGGCACAAGGGTCATCAAACATCCGACCGTACCACGAAGAGGAATTGGTCCACCAACAGAATGCTTCTTGACAGCAGCAGAATCGACGGATATGCCGCTAACACTGACATCTGCGCCAAGAGCCCTCGTCGCAAACGCAACCGGCCAAATCCTACCAGCAGGAGAATGGAACGAAATATCATTGGTGAAATTTCGAGTCTGCTGAGGCGGATTGTCGCTATTGACAATTAGCGTAGCGTACTGCTTGCGTTTAGATTCGGCATTAAGACCCCAGTTCCACACAAACGTATGCGATGTTATCTTGACATCGACTTGTCCAAGACGCCATCCAGACTTAAGAGCCGGGTTGGTTGACGTGTTGCTATATACGTTTAACTTGACAGTCTTATTAAGCGGCGGAGCAACTTTCCATGTTATCTCCGTACTGGTGGTTGAATAAATATCAGCCTTTACCATCTTGCTACCGGCGATAGTGGAGACGCTGTACAAAAGACAATCCGACTTATGACGATTCGTCGTAACAAGAATGCAGCACGATTCTTTCAAATCGTCAACCTCATCTATCGGTTGGCTGTAAACCACAGTGGGTGTAAAGGTCGACGTCAACCCACCCATACTAAAGCCGTTCTTATGCTTGAACGACCCGGTAAGTGTGATGCCATCATTTATCAGCATGACGTATTCGAAGGATATCTTTTCGCCATTTCGAGGAAGACGAGACAAGGTCTTTCCTAGCATATGGGTCATGTTCATTTTCGTGACACTAACCCACTCACTAATCGGAAGACCGTCGGAGCCGACCAAACGACCTCGAAGCCTATTGCAACCTTCACCCAAAGAATCCTTGAGCACCGTCTTAACTCCAATGTTGTTGGAGCCGATAACTAGTGCGCAAGAAGACATGGAAATTGCGGGAACCTGGCGAAGCTTAATGATTGTTCGCTTCGTAGTTCCGTGCGCTTTGAACCCGGACTTGTAGTTTGTTAGGAAGGTTCGGACCTCTACGTAAATATCAGCCGACCTATACGTAGAGGTCAGATTAACCTTCTTATTGAATGGAACCTTGATGATGCCGTTGCTTGGAGTTGCCTTGAATGTATAACTCCAAGCATCACCCCAACCCTCTCGAGCGGCAGAATTGTTTTTCAGGTTCATCCATTTTGTGGATTTATAGGACTTTCGACCCTTTGTGTAGTATCGAATAAGATACCGTGCCTGAAACATTGTCTGCTTGGAGTTGAATGTGAGGCCACTAACTGTAATGGCGCCCGGGCCTTTTCGCTTAAACAACGTCTGCTGAATGGCTCCTGGGACCGAAATATCAGTACCCAGGAGCTCGGTTTTCACAAATGCAAATCGTTGAGCTAAGGTGTTTGCGGAAGTATAGACTTGAATATTGGTTTTGGCTTTCTTGCCGCCACCCTTACAATCCATACATAAGTTGTTTCCGACCTGTGCATGAATTGCATAAGTGGGGACGTTCTGTCCGTTAATCTTGACACTACCGCTTTGAATCGGAAGCCAGTTTTGAGCCGCCGAATTGTTAGCTTTGTATTGCTGAACGTTAGTTCCAGCGGCCGTCTTTCCTCCAGCAACCTCAAGAACCTTACCAGACTTTCCGTTAATAAACCTAGTGACGAAAGTCTCGTCGTTTACATCGGTTCGGAACACCTGAGCGGGGGATTCGTTTCGCGTATAGACCTGAACGTTGGCTTCGTTTGCCGTGGAACCGCCAGCAATATCAAGACACATCTTCGGATCAGCAGCGAGAACAATCTCGTAAGTACCCTCACTCTTGAGAATACTTACGGGGATTAATATCCAGCGCTGTGCATCACTATTATTCGCGGTGTGAATTCGGATATTGGCGCCTCTTGTTGTCGAGCCACCGGCCACATCAAGAGCGAAACTCGTAGCCTTTGTTGGCTTGATTGTATAACTCGGATAGGACTTTCCTCCATAAGTAAAGGTTTTTCCATCCGTGTTTACGTTCCAACGCTGTGCATTTGAGTTGTTATCGGACCATTGACGAACGTTAGCGTCGTTTTTTAAGTTACCGCTTTGAACCTCAAGAACTTTGCCGGTCAAAGAACAGGTAATCTGATAACCGCCATTTTCTGGTTTGTCAAAACTCCAAATCTGAGCGTCTCCATTGTTCTTAGTCCACTGCTGAACGTTCGCGCCACTCTTATCGCTAGCACCTTTTACGTCGATGGCTAGCTGAGAGTTGACGTTTAGAATAATATAAGCCCCATCTGCAGGACTAGCCATAACGTCTCCTTACTTATACATACGACGTACGTCTCGAATCTCGCCTGCAATATACCCCATAACCTTTCCGCCATCCATTTCGACATGAACGCCAGAACGTATGAGCGCATTCGCAACCGAAGCTCCGAGAATGTCGTAATCGATAAGACCATTGCTAAGCATGTCGAGAGTTTGACGATTAATATCTGCGTAATCGCCGATTTTCGCCGAAAGCTCGCCAGTGTAGTTCAGATTACCGATGTTAACTCCAGAGATTCGGTTGCTAAGAAGCGACGACATTTGATCCATGCTTGAGTCAAACTTCGTGGAATCAATGACGGGGGTGATTACCGGGTTATAGTCGGTGTCAAGAATGTCGTCGATATTAACCGACATCTTATCCAAAGCACTCTCAAAAGATTCAGTTGTGTTGTCGGCCAAGTTGGTACTCGCCGCAACCACATCAGGAACCTTTCGGCCTATGCCAAGAACAAATCCTTCACCAACTCCGTAACCGAGATCGCGGAATACCTTTGAAGGTGAGTTAATCTTAAGAGCTGCCTTTGCGGTTTCGGCGGCTTTGCGAGCCAGATCAGCAGCCGCATTCGCTGCCGATTGAACCTTAGAACGAAGACCATCAACCAGACCAGCTGCACCATTAGCACCAATGTTATAGAACGAGCCATGCATGGAACCAAGACCACTGATGGCGGAAGAACGCAGACTTCCTGCGGCATTACTTGCACGCCAAGCATTGCTACTTAAACCACTAGCCATGCCTTTGACAGCATCAGCCGCTTTGTTCTTTAACGATGAAGCCAATCCGCTAAGAGCTCCGGTGACGCCATTTACGAGACTAGTCGCCGCATTCCTAGCTGAGCCGACAGAACCGCTTATCTTTTTGACGAATCCTGAAGCTGCATCGGAGGCTTTCTTTCCGAGGTCAGACGCAAGGTTTTTAGTACCGCCAACCACAGAATTAGCAAGATCTCCAGCAGTCTTTCCAGCAGAACCGACGAATCCGCCTATTCCGGTAATCAAATAATGTCCGGCATCGCCGGCCTTCTTAGCCAAATCACCAGGGAGACTCGCAATTCCATCGAGAATCGCTTTGCCCAATTCTCCGGCTTTAGAGCCAAGACTACCTATTAAATCTCCGATTCCGTTTATCAAACCTTGGACTATGTTTCCGCCAGCTTCCGCCATCAACCTAGATGGAGAATGCATTCCAAAGAAAGAGCATAGAGATTCCCAGAAAGTTTTACCCAATTCGATGGCACTATTTACCAAGTTAGAACCATACTCGGCAATTCCTTGGACAAGACCATTGACAAGATTTTCTCCGGCTTCCATCATCGGAGCTAACAAATCAGAAAGGGCTTTTCCAGCTTCGTTAACGCTAGCAACTATTGCACCAGCTGCTATACCTATTATAAGAAGCGCTCCTGCTATGGCAAGAAGGTATGGTATTGCCGGTTTACACAAATATGCGGCAAGACAAATTACTCCGATTGCGGCTCCAATAGCCAAAAGCCCCATTCCCAATTGAGGCAATGTTAACGACGACAACATCATTAGCGATTCTGCCAAGAACTTTATGCCAACGCTAACAATTAATAAGGATGCTGCTGCTCCAATATTAGAGTTCATAAGTTTAAGGGCTATTCCGACTTCTAACAGAAGTCCGGCCACCGATACAAGACCAATAGCAATTCCTTCCCAACCAATGGCCGATAAAGCGGTAAGAGCATTCGACATAATTAATATGCCGCCACTGATAGCCAATATAGCAATCGCTGACGATAACAATCTACCACTATCAGGCATGTTATTAAGTGCCAACGTTAGGCCAAGAAGCATTCCCAAAACACCAGTTAGGCCAATTAACATCCCTTCCCAGCCGATTGAGGACATCGACAAAACGGCGGTCGATAAAATCAATATACCTCCGCTAATCATAACTATAGCCATAGCGGACGCGATTATTTTTCCACTATCAGGCATACTATTAAGCGCCAATGTTAGACCGAGAAGAGACGCCATAACACCGACAAGTCCTTTTGCCAATTCCGTCCAACTTAACTTGGCTAGGGACATTATCGCAGTGGACATGACAAGCAACCCCATGCTTATGGCAACTATGGCGATCGCAGACGACAGTATTCGACCGCTATCAGGAAGGGCATTCAAAGCCGCAATCAACGCAGCAAGCATGCCTCCGATTCCCATAAGACCACGAGATAATCCATCCCAAGGAATGGTTGATAGAACGACAATGCTCGCCGTTAATATAACCAACGAAGTGCTGATTAAAACTATAGCAGTAGCCGACGATAATATACGACCACTATCGGGCAGAGCATTCAAAGCCGCAATCAACGCAGCAAGCATGCCTCCGATTCCCATAAGACCACGAGATAATCCATCCCAAGGAACGGTTGATAGAATTACTATAGCAACCGACAAAAGCAGCAATCCAACCGCTATAGACTTTATCGCATGACCGGATGACAATATACGACCGCTATCAGGAAGGGCATTCAAAGCCGCAATCAACGCAGCAAGCATGCCTCCGATTCCCATAAGACCACGAGATAATTGGTCCCACGAAAGAGTAGACAATATCTTAAGCGAAACAGAAACGCCCAAAAGAGATATGGCTAACTCCGATAGAATAGTTCCCACCTTAAGCCTTTTCACAGAACCAAAACTGGAAAATAATTGAAGCGCTAGAAACAGCTCTCCTATCGCGCCAGCCAACAACAATAGGGAGCTTCCTATCCTATCGGGAGACACAAAAGATAACACAACAAGCGAACCGGCTAAAGCACCTAAAGCTATGCCCATTTCCTTAATTTTATCGAATTTTGTTTTTTCATTAAAATTCGTTATTCCGTCTGAGATTCCGCCCAATACTTTTTTGATGTCTTTAAACGGATCTAGTTTTTCTTTCTCTTTCGCCAAACCGTCAATAAACTTTTTAATCTCTCGGCCGACACCAACCAAACTCACTCCGCCAAGTATGGTTAGCGCACTCTCAAAAACGCTACCCCAATCAATTGTCGAAAATTGCTCGGAAAACCAATTCGTAACCCCACTAAGATCAGTGCCGGTTACTTTAGCCAACATTCCAGAAATAGCATCAGATACAAGCTGGCCAAATCCACTCAGAATGCCGGTTCCGTTTTTCAACAACTCGAAAAAACTCTTAAATTTATCGTGAATTTTTACTTCCGTGTCTCCGGATATAATCAGACCCTCAGTTAACTTTTCTAAATTTCTTAAGAATCGACCAATACTTCCTGAAATATCATCAAAGAAGCTCTTATCAAAGTTAAACACTTCTCCGAATGCATTCCCAATAGGACGAATAACTCGAACCAATGCCTTACATACGTTTTTCAAAATATTAGCAACATGATGAAAAACATTGGCATTCTTAACAGCAACAGACAAATTTCCAGCAAAATCAACAATCCAGCCAGACGCTTTTGCCAACAAAACGCCAAAATCAGACAAAGAATCGACTATAGTATCTAAATTTTTAGAAAAATCTTTAGAATCCTGATCGGACATCTTAAGTTTTTTCAGATATCCAGAAAACTTTGAAATAACGGGGGCGAAATAAGAATTAATTCTGCCAAGCAACGACAAGAAATGCGAAAATACGGTTGATGTCGTGGACATCAAATCGTATATTAATCCGAAAACATGATCGAAAGTTCCGGCCAATTCGTTAGCTTCATCATTCGTTAAAACCAGAGATTCTGTAAATTCTGCAAAATCTTCGGTTAAAATCGCAAGCTCTTCTCCAGTTAACCCGAAGACCGCGCTAAAGGAATCTGATATGGCTAATATTGGTTTTTCGATTGCCTCAAACAAATTACCAATGGCCCCGACGAAAGCTTTCCTTCCGCCGGAATCGGCCCATTCCTTAAGCATGTTGTTTCGAGCATCCGAGCTTTTATTTACAAGATCAGATATCTTTTGGCTCAACCATGTAAATAATTCAGTAGCTTGATTGAAATCACCAATGACAATTCGGAATGTTTCAGACCAGCCGGAGCCAAGAGCCTCTCCAACCGTTTCCCAAAGCTGACTCCAGGTGCGAACCATTGTTGCTGCTTCTTCGGCAGTCTTCGCGAGCTCCAAAATAGCTTCGGCATCGTCTTTGGAATAGTTAGAATTAAGAAGTTGCTCCATCGCTGCGTTATAAGCTTCGTCGCCGACCTCATCATAAGATATAGCAAGCTGATTAAGCGTTTCTGTAAGGACTTCGGAAGTTATCCATCCATCCTGAAGAGATTCCCTAAACGAACCTCTTTTTTCAATCATAGAATCTACTGCTATGTTATGAGCTCGAGCCGTCCTTTTTAACGCCTCTTGAAAAACCTTGCCACCCATTCCGGCATTAACGACCGAGTTCCAATCTTGCAGCTTCACGGTTCCAGAAGCAAGCGCTTGTGACAACTGGTACATAGCGGTTGACGCCTGCTGAGATGTCGACCCAGAAACGGCTGCGAGATTTGCAATACCCTGAATAGCTTTCTTAGACGTATCCAAATCAATTCCGGCAGCAGTGAACGTTCCGATATTACGAGTCATTTCTGTGAAATTATAAATCGTTTTATCGGCATAAGTGTTCAGCTCGTCTAAAGCAGAATTAATTTTTGCAATACCTTCTTCGCCGCTCAAGCCGGTGTTGGCGGAAATGGTCTGTATGGACTTCATCTGAGTTTGGTACTCGGAGAAACCCTCTGTCACTGGTTTTAATGTAACATTTTTAATAAGATTCTCGCCAAAATTAACAGCTTGTGCTCCCAAATGTCTAAAAACACCAGTGACAAATTCTTGAAAAGCGCTAAACCGTTGCGTCACTACAGCAACGCCGTTTTCAATGCCATTAAAACTTAGTCCATTCACAGCTTTTTGAACGGAGGACAAACCATCTCCACTATTTTTAAATTTCAAAGAATTCGATAGTTTGTCTAAAATTCCGATAGCCTTATTGGCACCAGCCGCAAAACCACTATCATCAAATTTTAAAGCAACAATGCGTTCATCAATATTGCTCATGAGGATTTCACCGCCCTCCAAACGGCATCGGCCGCTTCTCTAAAAAGATTCTCAACGATTGGCGTCACAAAATCGTTTGGAGCAACGTATCCTCCGGTTCTCGTTCCGTGACCTTTTATTATTAATATAACAACAGGTGTTTTTCCATCATCACCTACACTATTGTTAACCCAAGTCAAAGTTATAGATGTATTGGTTACGTCTTTTTCATAACTCCATGAAGACGCGGTTCGTCCAGTTCTAACAGGAGTCTGACTCGCTAATAGTTCAACGCCTTTTGCTCCATAAAAATCTAATATGGATTCGATCTTCAAATCTAGAACGGTTGTCAAAAACCTATTGGTTTTTTTAAAATCACCATTGGATGTCAGACTTACTATGCTTCCCATTTTGAAACTACTCCGTCATTAAGAGCTCGCTGAAGAGCGCAGCAAGAATCATGTCCGAAGTATCCGTCCGCACCGCATTCGCCGCAAGAATATCCGGAGGCAATCAGCTTGTTCTGAAGAGCGGAAGACGTCCGCCAACCCCAGATGCCATCCGATTCGACTCCTATGAGGCGCTGGAGCATTTCGACAGTATAAGACCCCAACGAATCCCATTCGCACGACCAAATATTACCTAAATAGTCTATATTAGCCAAACTCTGACCAGACAAGATACCATCAACATACTCGGAAGGAATTTCAAGTTGCTGTTGTAGTTTAGTTATAGTCAACGGACCGGCCCAGCCATCGACGTCGAGGTCGCCAAGAGTCGCTTGAACCACTTGAGAAATCGAATTATAATCCGGTCGAATGACATGACAAATGGAAGAAAAGTATCGAGTCCTTCGAGCTACTTTTCCGCCATTTGTATTCCCTTCAATTGTCTGAAGATAAAAGCCCTGGTTTGACTCAACGAGTCCAACGTGGTCGCTAAGATGATCACCGTTCCAATCAAACAAAACGATATCTCCAGGAAGTGCGTTATACTTACCAACAGTCTTTCCTTGATTCACACCATCACGGCAAATGTACGGACAGTATGCCGCTGGAATACCAGAAGCGGACACACCAGCCTGCTCAAGAACCCAAGACACAAAACACGCGCAGTAAGGAGTTGCGGAACCGTTGACATAAGTCATAGAGCCCTTGAAATAGGCATCCCAATATTTCTTCCCACTAGTATTGCCTAACTCATTCCTCGCTATCCGAAGAACGTCCGTCGCCGAACCCATTTCGCGCCTCCTCAACATTACATATGTCCTTCACCTCAGCAACATCAACCGGGTCAAGGTGCTTGTTATCCATAAGCATAAACTCCATATAGCTAGGAGTCTCAATCTTATCAGGCATCGCTACCCCTTAGTGTTATACTTGGCTCTACGAGCGGCATTAAGAGCCCTGTTTTGCCTCGCTATGGCAGCCTTGCTCATCTTCTTCGGATGTGGATCGTTCTTAATAGCGCAAACACGAATGAGAGTTATCAAACGGCTTAGATGCCATTTTTCAAATTCCACAGGAATGTTCTGAGCAATCATGTAATAATATATGACTTCGCTTGTGAGTATTTCTCGGCTTCGCTTTGGATTCTTATCGGTTATTGTCGTAGCCGTCATCGGGTCCTGTATATAATTGGAAATATCTTCCAAATTTTGTTTGGAAAGCGACATGTATACAAGAGGGTCGACCTTCGCCGGCTTTACTGTCATACACCTAAGATAATCCAATGTCTCTTCACGAGTTTTTTGCTCGTCGGAGAGGTATGGCTTTTTCCATTTCGCTTCCCATTTTGAAATGGAAATTAAAGAGTGCTCCATAACAAGAGTCTGCTCTTCAATTTGTACGAATTGTTCAGAGGACTCGTCGTAAAATTCGCGAGCAGGCACTGTGATATGGAGCACTCGTAATCACCTCTTATGCAAGAGACATGTGGTTTTCAAGTTTAGGATTGCTGTCCGACTCAACCTTAGGAAGAACACCCTCGACAAACTTCGACGCGGCATTCTCCTCGGTGGCGAGCTGCATATAGAGCTCGGAATAGGCCTCGGTCTGCTGGAAAGCAGCCGAAAGCTCGTCGGACTTGATAAAACGACGACCGTCGGGCGACTTCTCGCCATAGGACTTCAGGATAAGACGCTTAAACTCATCAGCAATCTTCTGACCGTCACGCTGCTCGACAATGCGCTGCAGATACTCACCATAAGCGCCATTTGCGCTCAGGTTCATCTCCATAACCTCGGCCTTATTAAGATTGAAATAGAAATCCTCGGTATGCTCGACGCCATCGTAATCGGTGTAAGTAATCGGCCACTTAATCATGACTGGTCCTTTCTTTTTGTGTAATTTAATGGTGGGCCCGATGGGAATCGAACCCATGACCTTGGGATTAAAAGTCCCCTGCTCTAACCTGCTGAGCTACGGGCCCATATGGTGGGGGCGGAGGGACTCGAACCCTCACGACAAAAGTCGAGAGATTTTAAGTCTCCTGCGTCTGCCATTCCGCCACGCCCCCAGCTCATCCGAGCGACCCCGCCGTCCTCGGAAGCTTGGCTTCTCCTAATAAGTCCCGAGCGCTCTTAGAAGCCTCCCACAAGAAAGCACTCGTTAAGTCGAGTCTTCCCCACGCAACTCGACCGGGCTCCTCCGTCCTGATTCACACGTGGTGAAAGGAGCCATTCCCCTCGGCGGCCAACCCGAGCCAATCACTTACCATTTTGACTAGGCAGCGAGAGCAGCCTCAAGAGTGGTGATGCTGCCGTCAAGAATACCCTTCACGACATCGGGGAGAGGCAGAGTCGGCACAGTACCCTGACCAGAACCCTCGGCATCGGTACCAAAGAGAACCTGCTCGAGAAGATCGAGCTTGGTCTTAGACGCCTGTTCAACGAAATCAGACGAAGTAACAACGAGCTGAGAAGTCGGCTCGAAACCAGTCATCTGAACAGGCGTGGTGCTAATCTCCCACGAGAAGGTAATCGCCTCAGGAGAGTCATTGATGGTCGAATAGCCGCGCTCAGACGGCGCCGCACGGCAACCGTAAATCAGATGCAGCTTATAACCGGCGTCATCACCAGCAACGTCGTTACCAACCTTGGTACGATAAACAAGACCGAACGACTTTCGAGGCTGCTGACCGACATGCAGGCCAGGAACACCATTAGGACGGCCAAAACCATCATTCTGCTCAAACTCATCGGGGTAAGTAAACGCCTCGACGGTTGCACCAAACTCCTCGGCAGAGTACAGAGTCAGGTAGTTCATGTTATCGGCATACTGCTTCTGAGCCTCGGCGCCAGAGGGCGACTCGGAAACAGAGGTGAGACCATTCCAAGCAACACCACCGGTGTACTTACCGGTATCAGTAACCTGGTAGAGAACACCGTGGTCAACACCAGTCTCGTAGGTATGCTCACCAACAGCATCCCAAATAAGCTTAGTCATACTAAGTCCTTTCGCTTAAAGTTACATCGTATGCGAAATGATGTAGATTGTCAGACACGTAATGTCTGGAAAATCTGCAATATGGAATCGATTTAAGAAATTCCATTTTATCCTCGGGCATAGACTCTTTTGTTATGAGCGTAAGTGCGTATCGATCGTGACGAATATACATCTTATCGTCAGCAAACATTCCGCTCTCATGTTCATAATTATAGACTATACACGGATACTTAATGCTCAGGGACGCCGGAGGCTGAAAATAAACTTTCGAAATCCCTGGAGTAGACTCGAGCAGTTCTTGAAGCTTAAGTCTCATCGTCTCCCGAGACATAGACACCTCCAACGCTAATAGTAACCCTGGGACGATCGATATCCACTGAGGTTATCTTAAATTTTGTGCCAAGGTATTCGAGATAGCGCAGGGCCGGTATATGAGAATATAAAAAGGCATCCGAGATAATACTAAAAGTATTAGTTATTGTGAAATCATCGTTCACATTCTCAGAATTCTCAAACCGTCGACCACTGCGAAGAACATCACCCTTGTACGGACGAGGTTCAATCACATCTTCCCAAATACCAGGACGAGTCTCGACTTGAGTTGCGAATCCTATATTCCCGTAATACTTAGCCACTGCGCTATCTCCTTACCATTTTGACTTAAGACTGGCCGTTGCCGCCCTCACCGCCGTCGTTACCGGAGGATGCGGGGGTATAGTTAGGATAACCCTCGGGCCAACCAATCGAGTCCTTGGTCTTAGTGGCCGTCGAGAAGTCGCCAGAACGCGGACCGAAGGTGAACGGCAGGGTGTCCGTGGTCTCAAGAGCAATAGCCGTGTAGGGATCCTGCAGGGCACCAGAGCAGCGGGTCTCAATCAGGTACTCGTACTTGTTAAAGTCGAGATTGAAATCGTCGAACATGGTAACGGCGCCACCCTTGTCAGCACCCACAACATAGTCAGCGGGGTTGACAATCAGGCCGAGAAGCGTACGAGTCTGGTTGACGGTGCCGGAGCCGGAAGGATTCGGAATCTGGGCAACGCGGGTAGCACCCTCGAGAACAGGAACCTCGAGAATACGAGAGACACGAAGAGCGGTAGCAAGCTCCTGCTCGGTCTTGTACAGACGATGACCAATCTCGTCCTTGGCCAGCAGCATACGAGTCAGAACGTCGTTAGTAGTAATAAACCAAGGCTGACCAGTGCCCTTATAATCCTTGCGGGACAGGAGGGCGGTATCGATAAGAGCATCAGCAATCTGAACGTACGTCGCCTGAGACGGAATGGTAACCAGCTGGTGAATGCAGTAGAGATCATCGTCGTGGTAGATCGGGCGGATATTGTCCTCCTTGATCTTGGACATGTCATTCGCGGGACGACCGTCGCCGATGAGGGTGGCAACAGCAAGCTCCTCCTCGAGCATGCCGCGCATCTCAGCCTTCATCCAAGCCACAACGTCCATATCAACGATGTCGATGATGTCATCGCGGTCAAGCTTCTGAAGCTTGTACACAGTGGTCGGAGAGGTCGTACGAGCTGCCAGAGAGAAGAACTCCTCAATCTTCTGGTTACCCTTGACGTAACCACGAGCACGCGCCTCGTACTCAGTAATGTTAGCAGTACGCGACTTAATACGGCTAAACGGAGTCTTCTTCAGAGCACCCCACCAAGCAGAAACCCAACCGGTCTCGCGCTTGATGAACGTCGGGGTGTTGTCAATGTTACGAGCCTCCGGGAAGAGAATCTCAAGATTCTCGATGCCATGCTCGAGGAACGCATCCTTCAGGTTACCAACACGAGGGGCCTCGGAAAGAATCTCGTTCATGGCGTCGTGAGACAGGGTCTCGGTGTCGTCAGTGCCGTCAAAAACATTGTGGTGCATATCGAAACCTCCATGCTCGACATCATCGTCATCATCGTCATCGGAGCCAGCGCCCTCAAGAGCCTGACCGACCATATAATACATAACGTTCTTCTGCTCCTCGGTCATCGAATCAATGACATCCTGAACAGTCTTGTCGGACTTGCTATCAGCCACGTCCGCCTCCTCATCATCGTCAGAATTCTCGTCCTTCTTACTGGTTTCGGCATGAAAAATCTCACCAGAATAAATGATGGCCTCGTCATCAAGTTCGGTAACATCACCGTCATCATGCTGAATACTGAGCGGGTCAATTAACGCGCCAGGATTCGCTCCGGCAAGAACGAGACTGACCTCTCGAATCATGCCATGCAGAACATTGTTCCCCTGCTGCTTAAGCTTGTTGGCATAGATAGACATGGACGTAACATCGCCATGCTGAACAAGCGTCTTAGCATTTTGACCCTGCGGCGTATCATTAAAAGAACAATACGCATAAACGCCGTCGTCTCGATTCTCGAGATCGGCATGACCAAGCACGTTCATAGGATCATTATGGATGTGGTGCCACACCAGAGGGACGGTCTTACCATCACAATCCTTGAACGCGTCCTTGCGAATGATGCGACCATCACCGCAAGTTAGGTCATTCTTCGTGGCATAGCCACTGAAATCATAACCCATAATTTCTCCTACCTACGATTGTTTCTTATAAATAGAATCCGCCCTCGACTTGATCTCTTTATTTCTAGCGTCGGACGCACTCTGTTTATCAGCTTTCAGCCTTGGCTTATAAGTCTTGCCCTGTGATTGATATAACACGGACAATCGTTTCTCCAAAGCATCTTGCTCGTTAGATATCCAATTCGACAATTCCGACGAAACTCGAGAAATTTCTTCATTACTAGCACTCTTTAAAGACTCTATTTGATCCTTCAAGGACTTAGTCATTCCTCGAATTTCTGTGAGATTCGTCTCGTTTTCATAAGACTCATTGAACTCTTCGGTCAGTTGTTTTATCCTATCAGACAATCTTTTCTGAATGTCTTCTATTTTTCTCCTAGCGGCCTCTTTTTGAGCATCGGTTTCCAAAGAGCTTTCTTCTCTGAGTTTCTTAACGGCTTCCGCTATCTTAAAAGAATTGGCACTGTTTTTTCTAGAACCGACAGAACTTTTTCTAGAACCACCCGAGCTTTTTCTAGAACCGCCAGAACCTCTTCCGGAACCTTTTCCTGAACCAACTGGAGAAATTGAAAGTTTTTTGCCTATGCCAAGAGATTCTCGTTCGCGCATATATCTCTCGTGTCGAGCCACTGGGTCATAATATTTTGACTTGTAATTTCCGTATGGATTTTTGGTAGGTATTAATCTATTTCCATCAGAAAACGATCGATACCTTCGCGCTCGTTCCTCGGCCCTATCTATAATCGACGATGAACGCCGATATCTATTTTGTCTTTCTGAAGGATTGTATGCGTGAGAAATAATAGCTCGATAACGAATATCATCCATCAGAAACACCGGCCAATTCTGCTTTTAACTCATCCAATTGACGCATATACTCTTGGGCCTCTTCCAAACTCAGAGAATCAATATCAACTCCATCATAAGATTCGGATTCATTGTCCAAACCCTGAGCCATAGGAACCGAAGCGTTCGGATCATCAGCCAGCGGATTAATATTCTTATTAAGTAGTGCATCGGCACGGGCATCATCAACAGGCTGGAATCCAAGCACCGCTCGGAACTCGTTAGAGCTAACAATCTCGTTCTGAGTAAAGCTATCGGCGATAGCAGCAAGAGTCTCGACAGGAGCAAGGCGGAATGGATCGCGAAAATAACTAATCGACTGACCCTGAGAACGAGCTGTACGAGTTAAAAACTTACGATTAAACTCGTCAACAAAAGCTGCGAGAATCGGCTCTAGAGTGCGATTATAATATTGAAGCATCTCTTGCTCGTTAGCTGTGCCATCGAAAACAGAAGGAGTCAATCCAAGCTGAGCGTATAGCTGATTGGTCAAATACTCGATTTGCTCTAGAAGCTTATTCTCAATAGGATGACCAAGCTGCACGATCTTCTCAGTGGCATCCATATACGCAATGCCATAGCGAGAATCCACAAGCTGCATCTCAATGTCTTTGATGCGCTCCTTTGCACGGTCCTCTCGATTCTTACCCTTAAGACCATACGGCATTTGAATGATAAGGTTAAGCTTGTCTGAATTCTGCTTATCGTCAGTAGCATCAAGCAAAGCAAGTTTGCTGCGAAGTCGATGAAGTGTCGAATTCGGCTTGTTCATAACTTCATAAAAAGGATTCTCAACAATAGCAACAACGGATTTAGGAAGCGTTAGTTCCTCATGCTTTCCATTCCGATCGTTGTATAAATCAACGCGAACGTGTTCCGGATGCCACTGAGTAACCTTTCCGACACGCAATGACAGAACATCATAAGAATTATGATTGGTTATGTCAAATGTGGTGTCGACCGGAACGATAGCAACAGTTCCCTCATCAAGCAGAGACAGAACAGCGTCCATCATAAAATCTCGAGCTGTTTGGTCAATATTCGCCGAAAGGCGAAGACACTGATTTAGCTCGGAGTCTATGGGCTCTAGATACTTACCATTTTGATCAACTCGACAATGCTGAAGATTGATTGCGGCAACATCGACTGCTATGCGATTGTAGATAGAAGCGATTATGGTTCGTTCTGAACCCAACCTAAGTCGCTTCTTATCTTCACGATATGTTGTGGTATATCCCATCGAAGGAGAGGTGATATACTCCGCATCGCCTCGCTTATCTTTAGCAATAAACGCATTCCATGCTTTGCTAAATCGTTCTCGAATTGTCGGATTTGGCATATGTCACCTCCCACATTTTTAGAACATTATCGCTTTTCCATAAGCCTGTTTGTTCTTATATAACTGATAATACGGCAAAGTTAATTCGGCAGCCGTATCAATATAAGATTCTCCGCGTGATCGAGACTCTCTATACATAGAAGCACCGGCCGGAGTTAACAACCAATTTTGAGCGTATAGTTTTCCAGTTGACATCCTTTGCGCGTATGCTTTTCGATTAGCATTTCTTGCTGAAATAGCCTCGTACTTTTTTTCAGCTTTTTGGGCATCATATTCGGCTAACGAATCAATTTTTCCGGTTTTTGCAAGTCGCTTATCCGCATATGCCCTCTGCCTTTGAGCATGCTTTCGTGCCGAATTTTCTTGAAGCTTGCTTAAAGAATATTTGTCACGAAGTTCTGGAGCAACAATTTTTCTAATAGTTGAAGATTTATATGTTGCTTGTCCTCCGTAACGCCGTTTCCCTAAATCAGTTAATGATCCATCGTTATTTTGATAACGACGCACTCCCCACTTTTGACCTTTGACGCCATGATGAGCTAGATATAAAAAATCCGACATTTTATCACCAATCTTGCTCGTTATAGTAGTTTCTTAAAATCTCATTTTTGGATAATTTAGACTTTGGGTGATCCGAACGATATTGTCTAACTATTTCAGACTCTTGCTTAGAAACTTGGTGAGCCGTGGCTCCAGCGGACACTCCGGCGATGCCTGCATAAAGCGAATAATACGGAGCTTCTCGGGATATTTCTTTTAATGTCGTTTTAGCTTCATTCTCTAAAGTCCACTTTTTGGCTTGTTTGTTTATATATGAATCTTTTAATTCGTTAACTTGTCGCACTGAGACTTTCGCAGAATCGAATATTATCACAGGAAGACGAGTCCCGAAACCAGAATATTTGGAATCGTTAACATCCTTCACGGCCCCGTATCCAGCGTCTCGAAGAGCCTTATAGAAAATTTTCGTGGACTCTAGGCCACGATTCGGCAAAGCACGATTAATATCGTCGTACAAATCGTTGCTAATCTTACCGGTCTCTCTAAGTTTTTTAATCGCCAACGAATCGGATGAATAACCCAAAGCAGAGGCCGCTTTACTCAAATTATCACCACGAAGAAGCTCTTTTGCGAGAATCTCTTTTGCGTGTTTTCGAGAAGCCATTTTTATGTTTGAATTTACTCCAATTTTCTTCTCGTAAACATGCGGAACGAACCTTCCATAAGCGCCCTGCTTTAACTGTAGAGCATAAAGCCCGTTATACGCTTTTTTGTCATGATTTGATTTATCAAATACGGCATAAAAAGCGTCATGAACCCCTTTATCACTACTCTGAGCGACTCGATATAAAACATCCTTAGTGCCTATGTTTTTATCAAACGCATAATCAGCGTATTTATACGCCCCATAAGCAGCCAATGCCGCAACAGAAACACCTAAAGCGACTTTAGCTATTCGTTCTGCTTTATCTCTCTTATATGCCGCAACCTCGGCTTCATCCTGCGTAAGACCCTGATTTTTATACTTTTCAATTAGAGCTTTCTGACGTTTAGACACGCCACCTTGCTCTTTAAAACCGGACCTAGCTTTTGCGTCAGACAATTCCCTTTTCGCATATTTAAGAGCATTCTTGGATTTCATATACTTTTGGTAATCGCCGGTTCTATTGTATTCACGGGCTGCTTCTTTATAAGCTTTGGATTGCTTTTTAACTGCTTCTTTTTTTCTTTCCACACCGTAACGATCATATCCAGCAGGAGTTAGCGAACCATCTCTATTTTGCCAACGTCTAACACCCCACTGTTGACCTTTTATGCCGTGGTGCGACAGATATACATTATTCATTACTCAAACAACTCTCTATTCACAGACCACGAAATATAGGCATCCATCAAAGCAGACACAGCATCAATCTTCTGGTCATAGCGGGTTTTCAAAAGCTTCCTATTGCCATTCGTATCCTCAATAACAATGGCGTTTCCCATACAGAACATCATGAGTTGCTCATCAAACATCAAGACTCGATCTTCCGCAAGCTTCTTAAGTTCTCCAAGAGGAACCGACTCAGTCTTTGCCCCCTGAATTACTTTTGTAATACCATAAGGACCGTTCTCGGCTTCCCATCGGTCGACGAATTGTTTCGCGTTATATGGGTCAAATCCAAAAGACCGAACATCGTAATCCGACTGAATAATGAAATGGTCCAAGTCTTCATAGACTTCCATCATATCAAGAATAGTGCCATCCAGAACAACCAACGAGCCCTCTTGGAGAAATTCGTCGTACTTAAGGCGCATAGCACCAGGGAGACGGTCGAGAGTACGAGAGGTAATATAGCAACGGGTTTTGACCCCGAAACCACCAGGTAGAGGAAACATAAAAGTAAAAGCACAGAAGTCATCTCCCTGAGACAGGTCTGCACCAAGAGCACACGGCATGGACCAATAATCTTGACGAGGATGCGGTATGGTTTCCTCGTAACGGAAGAAATATGTGTATCCCTCCATTGGAATGCCAAAACGCTTAGCCAGAATATCATTCCTTGCTGCTGGGGCTTTCTCGGCACGATCGACGTCAAGCTGGTAGGTTTCGTAGCTAACTGTCAGCCCAATGTTCGGCTGAGCCTTAACCCACATATCTGGATTGGCGACTTCTTCTATGCTATCAAGTCGATAATACCAAATGGATACGTGAGGATTAACATACTCGCCCTTGAGAATTTTCATCAACTCCATTTTGATGGAATCGCCAGAGCCATTTCGAACCGTGCCTTCGGAAGACATGGCCACAATCAGGTAATCATCCATCTTGGACGCACCCTGCTCGATTGCACCAATGACATCCTCTCGAACGTCGCCAGAAAGCCACTCATCTACGGTAGAAATCTTTGGACGAAGACCCTGGAGTTTATCGATAGACATCGGTCGAGCTTCTAGAAGCGAACCTGTTAGAAAATTCTCGATACCCCTTTTTGTTGACGCTAGTTTCTGACGATTAGCCTTGCTTCCTGTAGTGTTCTGAATCGAGCCTTCGGTTAAGAATTTGAATAACGGACCGCGAGCTCTTGCGATTGCCGTTCTAATTGGAGAAAGAACCTCTTCGGCTTGCTTCATCGTTGGTGCCGTGGTAATCTGATGCGTAGTATCAGTGTCAACATTCAGGAAAAAATTCTGAATCGTCGAACCATACATAGACTTGGCAGCACCTCGAGCGACAATTAGGTATTGCTTGTTGGTAAGGCGCTTCTTACGAATCTTCTTAACCCAATGACCTCCGTGCCCGTCTTCGTTTGGCTCATAAACGGATCGCTCAACGAAGTAACACCAGCAGAAAACCTGTTCTGCCCAAAGCTTGAATGTATCGAGAAGATTTAAATCCGATCCGTCGGTAAGCGTGCACTCATCTTCGCAGAATTGTACGTAACCATCCATTGCGAGTTCGTCGTAATAGACTCCCGGATTCTCGATAAGCGCATCAATGCGATTCATCTCCATGGAGATTTCTTCACATACAGGAATGTCCCCTCGTAACACTGCATCGCGAAACATTCCATAGTATTTTGGCGTTGCTGTGTTTGAAAGGGGCATGTCTCACCTACTTACACGTATTTTAAAATCTTTTTTCCGATTTTAATATAATCATTAACCTGATCCGAATTAATATTCACGTAGCCTTTATCATTAGCGTATTTAACCCCGACACCTATTAACGCAGATGCGGCAGCCGCCTTCACGGATAGCGTAATAGCTCTTTTTATGGAAGCTTTTTTAGCAGAACGGTTCGCGTATTTTGTTTGAACTCGCCTAGCTTTTGCTCGCTCGACATCGTGAGCATTCATCATCCTCGTGTATTCACGACGAAGTTTTCGATTGTTCGGATCGTTTCGCAACTGTTTTTCAATCTTCTTAGCCTCTTGCAAATATTTGCGACTAAGGTCTTTCCCGACATCCTGTTTTACGGAACCTTTTCGGTATGTCGTATTTTTACGAAGCGCCCGTTTATACTCTTTGTTAGATATCTTGTAGTCCTTGCGAGTTCCTTTACCGCTTTTATAAGCTATTAAAGCATCGTTTTTCTTCTTACCAGCAGCTATTGCGTCATCTCTATTTGAAGCGCCAACTTTCCACTTTTTAAAGCCCTTATCAACTTTTTCATTCTGTCTACGGGCTATTGCGGAACGAATTGACGTCGACCTATAGCGAATTTTACCAGCACTAGTATACGACCCGTCCGAATTCTGATAACGCCGCACTCCCCATTTTTGACCTTTTATGCCATGATGTTCCAGATAGCTCATATAAATCACTTCTTTAAATTAGGGACATCAATGCCGTATTTTTCGTTAAGAAACTTTTTAGCAAGAGCGAAACTAATTCCACCAACAGCTAATGTCAGACCCTTAGTCGCTCCGGATTTCACAATTCCTCCTACATATCTCATTCCAATAGGAATCGATGTTTGCATATCAAGCTCTTCGAGTTTAATCTCGTTCTGACGACGCTTAATACGATTCGCGATCTCTTCATCAGTTAAATCTGAATATCTTTTTCTGGGAGAAATTCCACGACGACGCCTACCCTCGTCCGTATAAGATCCATCGGAATTCTGATATCGCCGTACGCCCCACTTTTGACCTTTGATACCGTGGTGCGCTAAATATACATTATTCACTCTGCGCCTCCCTGGCGTCATAGTCAATCTTGTCAACTTCTGCTAGAATTCGCCACTCGAACTCGGCAATTTGTTCTTTTAAAGCATCCATTATTTGGTTGTTTGTTGACGGATCGAAAAGCATTTTAACTCGCAGGTTAACATACTCACGAACTCCGCCAACCGGCTCTTCGCCAAGAAGATCGCTCCATGTTTGCTCAGAACCATTAACAACAAACACGTCGGATGGACCAACACCAAGCTGATTAAGAACCGCCATGATTGCATTAATGGCCATAAGTATGTCGGTGTCAAAGGCCGTATCATCCGCCATTATTCCAAGATATGATTTTACAGAATCCAAAATACTATCCATATTACCTCCAAGGGCATGTATCTCCAGGAGCCCTTTCTACCGGAATTTTAGGAAGAGTCCTTTCGTCTCCGTAATGAATTGCATTATGCGTATCGAACGTAACACAAATCAAATTCTCGGGGTCGAATAGATTATCACTAAAATTCTCAACGTCATCCTTCGTTATCGGATTGATATGGTGAATGTAAATACGGCCATGTATCTCGTAATCACTAACGCCTAAATCACATCCATTATCTCGAAGAATTATTCCATTCCGGGCTCTACGCCACTCGGATGAATGGTAAAAATGTTGGTTAAAATATCGATCGTACCCAAAAGTAGGATTACCAACCTCGCCAACCAGTCTGAGGTATTTGTATCGATCCTCAAACGTTTTGAATTGAAGAAGTTCGCTATAAGATCTCTTCCGCATAGTAATCCTCATCAACACCGCTGTATCGTTTCATAGCAGCAATTGCTTCGGCGTAAAGTTCCTCACTCCTTTGGTTAGATTGAACCGCGTCAGCCTTCGCCCTTAGAAACTCGGTCTCACTTTTTAGCTTTTCTATCTCAAGTTGTTGCTTAGTTGAGGCTAATTTGAGAAAATGGGTAATCACGGAAGGAGACGCGGTGCCATCACGAAGCTGCTGCTCCGCTAAATCAACCGCAGCGGCAATCAATTGGTTCTCACGGGCCTCTGGTGTCTGAGCGGGCGGTCTCTTTCTAGGCACTTAGACCTCCTTTCCGTAAAGTTTTTGACTGAATATAAACACAATTTTGTCGAATTCCACTAGATTTAGCGGGAAGTATACGAGTTTTGAGTAGGCTGGCGACGACGAAGGAGAGAAAGGTAGAACTTCGTGACGGTTGGCAATTGGGAGACAACACACTTACTCATATACTCCCCGCTAAATCTGGCGAAAATTGAAATATCAATAATTCCCCCGGGGAAAATTTAAAG